TCTTCTGGAATCTCCGGATCTATCTCGACAATCTCTTCAACCTCGTCATTGAAGATCTTCTTGAGATCCTCCGCGGAAACCTTGAACTCCGCGAGATCATCCAGGAAACCCCAATCCGTGACGTTTAACGTCTTTTTGCTCATGATATTCCAATCCTCGCTACGATTATCAAGTCCTTTCCGTCCAATTCAGCCCACATCTCCACCGGATCACCCTTCTTGACTCGATCAAAGATGGGTGACTCGTTTGGAAGCTTCACGGCTGGCATTACCTTAGCCTGGTACTGTGAAGTCTGCGTTCGGAATTGTGCGGGCTCCGCGAGAATCACGGAGACTTTTTTATCCTTCAAACCCATGAGATATCACGCAACTCGTGATAAAAGAAGAATATCAATATGGATATTTAAACCTTTCTAAACAAGAGAATGAAGATTTTCAGCGTGCTTACTAGAGCTTACTAGAGGAGGGTCGTCGCTTCGCTCCTCCCGTAGCTAAGATACTATATAAATATAATTAATATAACTAGTAATTACTAGTGAACTATAATATTATTATTAAAGCTGCTAGAGTCACTAATACTAGTTATTGTAGCTACTCTCCTCTCGAACTCTATCATTGTAGTATCAAATATACCTTGTACTCCTTTACTAGTTAATTTACTACACCGTATGAACTTGTTACCTTTAGCTCTCCTACTATCTTTAACACCGTCATTATCCGGTATAAATCTACCACATTGAGGCCAGTAGCTACAAGTATAGCTATTCTTTAGATATAATATTGGATCTCCAGTATATCTTATACCGTTTCTATGTAGTATATCTCTAGCTAGTATATCTAAGTTAACTACATCATCCAGGTTATGAACTTCTCCGTATATATAAGCTGATAACGGATATTCATCATCTAGCTTGATATAACTCTTATCCGTGTATGTAAGCTTTCTTATTATCTTCACTTCTTCTTCACCGCAGCTATGTATTTAATTAGATCTCCAGTAAACCCGTGTATTGCTACATACGAGTCAGTATGTTCTATTGATAGAGCTAGATCTTTACAAGATACCAGTATATTAGCTTTGACTAGCTGTGGTAATGTACTGGTCGCGATCTTCCTGGTAATATCATTTACAAGGTCACGCTCGTTATACTTGAGTAGCATTGACTCGGCTAAGGTCATTGACTTGTCAAGATCTGGTACTAATATCTCCTTTAGATAATCTGAGATATCCTTATCCACTTCCGTCTTGACTTTATAGAACACCTTCTTTCCCGCGGTCCACCCTTGGAGAAGATTAGCAGCCTTTCTGAAGTCTCCGCCAGCTTCCTTAGCAACGCCTTGTATCTGCGCTTCTGTTATTTTCAACTTCTCTCCGGAAGCAATCCGGCTAACCCACTCGATGATTCCTTTCAAGGAAGGTTTATTAAACCGTATCGTGCAACCACGAGATAGAAGAGCGTCGATTATCTTGGATTGATAATTCGCGGTGATGATTATCTTTATCGTGTCCGCGAAATCCTCCATCGGGACGCGCAAAGCCTTCTGAGCTGCCGGTGTTATTCCATCAGCCTCGCTGAATATCGCCAGCTTGTATTTCGCTCCACCAAGCGCCGGTTCGCTACAAAAAGACATCACCTCTGATTCTATATTCGCTTTAGTCCCTTCAAGGCTCATGTTCCACGTGTGATTATTTCGTGGAAACTTATCATTCGCGATTATCTTCGCCATCAATGATTTGCTCGTTCCTGGTGTTCCGGTGAACGCGTAGTTAAGCATCTCATCTGCTGTTTTCGATTTGAATAACTCTTTTACTTCGTCACATTCTATCAATTCGTCATAATATTTAGGCTCGTATTTTTGCGCGTATGTTTCACTCATTGCTCTCGTTCTCCTTCTTCTTGTTTAACATCTCGTTTATCACCGGCATCACCGCCCGCATTTTTACCTCGCTCACGTGGAACATCCGACACACGGCGGCGAAGGAAGGCGGGACGTTTAGCGTCCTCGTGACCACGTACAGCAGCGACCCGAGGTATCTATCCATGTTCCCATTATTCACGACCTTCGATAAATCCTTCTCTATACCTTGTAGTGCATCCACGAACATCTCACAAGCTGGAATGCTTAACACGTGTCGATTTAACTTCCGCTTCCCGTATTCGAGCAAAGAGAAGTTAGCTCGCTGGATGTTCAGTAAAGGCGCTATTGTTTTAATGTATAACTCTAATCCAGTTAATCCAATTTGAACCTTGGTTATCTTCTTTAACTGAAACAAGTTAACGTGTAATCCCATTAGCTTGGCCGCCGAGACATAGGCGTGGACTATCTGGAATAACTGGGCATCCTTGATGTATCCATCCGCTTTCGCCTTGTCGAGTAGGTTATAGGCGAGGGATAACATCTTCTTGTCGCGGAGGTTAATCCTCTTCGACAGCCATGTTAGTTTTTGCATTATCGTGTCCGGGTTCATTCTTATCCACCTTCTTCTTAGGCCACTTTAAAAATCTCACGCGGTTTTGGTTTAGACCGCATAGCATTAACTTCGCAGCTTCCGCGTTAACGTACTTCAAGCGAGAAGCATTGTCGAGTATTTTCATGTCGCTTTTAACTTCAGCAGCGGAGCCTTTAATGTTCCTTGATACAAGTGATATGAGGTACTCCAGTCCAACCCCGCCATACTCTCCAACCTTATTATCGGCAAGCACCGATATTCGATCTTCCGGGTCGCAACCAAGAAACACCTTAACCATGTCGGAAAGTTTATCGTATTTACCAGTCTCCTCTATCCGGCCTATTTGCATGGCGTTTATCGCTTTCCGTATATCTCCTTTACAAGAATCCGCTATCACATACAAGATATCCGGAGCAAAATCTTTCTTGTTTATGCTGGATAACACGTCGATGATATCTTCTCGTGAAAGCGGTGGTACTTCTATAAAATCGCAGTATTTTTCTCCGAACTTGAATTTAGACTTGCTGGAGATGCAAAAGATGGTGGGAAACCTCGATTCATACCACAAACCATCTCCATTTTTTGAAGTGTCTTTAAACACGTGCTTCTTTATCATCTTGTAAGTATCAGCAATTGCGTTTTCCATTCCTTCTATCAGAACGCCATAACTTTTACCGAAGCTGAAGGCTTGTTTAGGAATCCTGGCTTCTTGTATCGGAAAATTCGCGTCGAACTCTATCGCGTTGCATTTGATATGGTCCATCGCGGCTCGCGCGAGAAACGTCTTGCCTACTCCTATACCACCGGTCAATGCAACAGCGCGTCCAATGGTTATTGAAAGAGTGATTTTGTCGCCCAATTCCTTGCGATTAAAAGGGTGAAAATCCATCTCGACCACGAAAGTATAGGTGAAAAAAAGATCACGTTATAACCGATTTTGTCGTTAACTTCTTGACATCTGCCGTGGGCTTGACCTCGCGAAGATCGGCCTCGTCCACCTTGACGACGTTCTGCCAGTCGTTCGTGTCTGCTATCAAGAAGGCTTCCATCATGAAACCGGAGTTTAATTGCCGCTTGAACTCCACGATGGAATTGTAGTCCTTCATACCGAACAGACCGGCAATAACATTCTTCTTGGTATCGAGAACCCATGTATCCCACGACATCGCCTTGAGAACGGTATTCAAGAAACCAATCTTTCCGTTATCGGTGTACTCCACCTTGTAAACTGGAGCAACTTCAAGCTCGCGAACCTTCTCCATGCGCTTCTTTCGCTCGAACACCGGGCGCCCATCCTTGTCAAGCTTCTGCGAACCATCCGCGTTTAACACTTCCACGGAGTCGTAGAACTCCTTCTCGACGTTCCTTCCGAAGTGCTTGTCCAACATCGCTTCCAATGCCTTGAGCGTGTCCGGCGTCGTGAAGATTGTCACGTTTGAATCTTGTGACAACTTCTTGAATCCGAGCAGCGCGCGCTTCCAAGGCGCTTCCAACTTCCCGAAGCAGCTTTCATCCATGAAAATCTGCTTCATGTTCTTTATCATCGTCTTTGTCTTGTCTTCTGCCATACTAATCAACGGTTTTCAATTCTCCTTCAAAGAACCAATCCACCAGCTCAACCACCTTCTCTAACGGGTCTGGCTGAGGGTCGTTACCTTTATTCCTTCTTAACTTGTCGGATAGGAACTGCTTGAACGCATCGGTCATTCCATCGTGTTCTAATCCAAACAATTCCATCCACGAGTTACTATCCCCGGCGAGAAACTTAGCGTCATCATCGAAGCCAGGGAATTGTTTTATCATGCGGATCAGCACCGTGTCGGCTTCCCGAGTGGGAGCCAGGAACGGCTTGATAACAATCTTCTTCTTTCCGATAAGCATTCGACACGCTTGGACAAACTTCCGTATCAAGAGCGAGTCGTTCGTTGCTTCGAGACACGGGATACCAACCATCGTGTACTCCGTCTCTATCGTGTCGATTGCCATCTGCTTGGTCGGAGGTAGAGCGTTCTTCTCGCCGCTGACACCTAAGAAACCGTGGATACCCGATTCTATTATCCCGGACATTTTATTCTTTAGGTCTGAGTTAAAGATGGACTTCAGCGCGTCCCCGGACTCGATATTTTTTCGTTCCATCCCGAGGGTTAAATCATCATGGACAAATAAAAAGTCGTAGTTTTTCAGCGCGCGTATTTGAAGCCCAACACCAAGATCAGAGTTTTTAACCCACTGCCGAGCCGAATTGACAACGTGGAGGGGTTCTTGGGTATCAACAAAAAACATCCGCATAATTGAGTATATATCAAAAGGAGTATATAAGGCTATCGGCGGAATATCTTGTGCAATTTCTTTCCTATCTCCGCTTTCTCAGCGTCGCACTTCGCATCAGCGGCCTTCCTCTTTAACGACTCCGCTTCCATCCTCTTCTCGCGATTAGCCGGAATGTTCTCCTTAGCCGTGTTAAGAATGGTGTTTATGTCGTCTATGAACGGCTGCATCTTCTCCCTGGTTAACTTCGACTGGATCTTTAACTGCTCGTTCACGATTATCGACATGCTCTCTATCGCCGCGTCGAAGTCCCGGTTAGCGCGAAGGCGGTTAAGAAACTTCTTGTTGCTGATCTCGATGGCGGACTTATCTTTCCTCTTCACCTTCTTTCCAAGCGATTTTAACGTCTTCACCGTGCCTTGGACAAGCGCGATGTTCGCGAGGGTTAGAACTGTTTCCTTCATGTCGCTTTCCAAGACGTACTTCCGCTTGAACTCCTTTAGAAAATCAAACAAGGACTTCGCCGGGACTTCATCGAATATCTCGCGTATCATCTTGAAGCCGAGGTAAAGCATGTCCTTTCCCATCTCGCTCTTGAGCTTATACACCACGTCCCGGCGTATCTTGATGATAACACCAATTATAGTCGCTATGGCTACGATCCACGGGACAAACTGCTGGACTGCTTCCAGGAAGTCGGAGAGGTCGTCCGCGAAAGAAAAAAGAAAAGAAATCACCCCTTTATGATCATGATGAGTTGTATTATCGCGTAGAGCACGCTAATCGCGGTGATAACGATAGCGAGGATAAGGTTTGTTGCTTTGATCGTGATTTCATGCTTATCCTTTGTCACCTTTGCTCGCTCCGCCTTTAGATCTTCCCACGCTTTGTTTGCAAGCGATACTTCAGCGGTGATACCATCACGTAGATTAGGAAGGCTTAGCAAGATGTTTGATAGCTTCGGGTCTAAACCAAGCTTCGTGGAAAGTTCGGAAACATTCTTCGTGATGACTTTCAAAGCATCTGCTTTCTCAGCGGAGAGTTCTTTTTTGATGTCTTCAAGTTCTCCTTTAATAACCTTGAGGGCTTCTGCTTCTTTGCTGCTCAACTCTTTCAAGGATTCGCCAACAGCAGCTTTCTCCTCTTCTAAACCGGAGCTGAACTGCTTCTTGAGTTCCAACTTGATGCGGCTTTTCAACTCTTCACTTATGGTGGGGAGCATCGTGGTTATGGTCTGCTCCATCTGCTCGCGTAGTTTGTCTGGGGATATGCTCATAGATTATACACCGGAACTGCATCTATTATCGATTTAAAGAAATCTACAAAATAATTAACAACCGTTTCGACACTACCAGAAATTGTATCGATATTATCCCTAATGTAGTTTACTCCGGTTATCACAGCGAATGACCATAATGCTGCAAAAACAAGAGCTATTATTATAGTCGAGTAAACCAACACTTTCTGAACGTTCATAATATCACCTCGAAGTTATACGTTATCGTCCTGGAAACACCCTCTGGCACGACTATCGTGGAAGCTGGCACGGCGCGGTCTATCACCGCGTTAACGTAGTTCGCAGAGTTTGCTGGGTCTACCGCTGTCAGCCCAAGTCCTAGCTCGCTTATGAACGTCCCTCCCGCTGCCCCGGTTATGGTCCCGGTGATTGTAACCAGCGTGTCAGAAACCCTCGCTGTTGTTGTAAGCGCGATTGTCCCGACATAAGACTCCATCCGGAAGTCATTCACGTTATCCACTGGAGTAGAACCACTACCGTAGTGAATGCGAGTAACGTAGACCGCCGCGGCTCCATACCCGTCCGCTACCATCCTATTCGCGACAAACGATGTCAAGAACCGCGCTCCTTTGCTTAACAAGTCGTTTTCAGCGTGTGCTAAGACTTTCCCGGTTACCGGGTCGATGATTTCAAAGTATCCTCTTATTTTCATGTTATCGTCACTATCGAATGTATGTGTACTGTAGTTACTACTGTGAGTATTTCTACATATACATAAGTGATTCCCGCTGATTTAAACTTGTCGATCACGCTCTCCAAGAAGGAGTTAAAGCCAGATGACTCGATTATCCCGTTAGGGCGGGGATACACGATGGGGATATCCACCGCGGCTTGTGATTCACGCTCGCCTATCGTGAAATACTTCTTGTTTACACCGTAGAGCGATGCGAGGAAGTCTTTCAAGTTTTCCATGTTCGGCTTCTTTCTCTTGAACATTAACTCCATTAGATCTCGCGTGTTCTCCTCTCCGATGTCCGCCGGTGATTCCGGAAGCATCTCCTCGGCGCTTTTTAACAATGATAACCCACTCTTGTTTTGTATGAGCTTGGAGAAGTGTATCCACCTCGCCGTGTCCCGGATCTGGCTGAGCTGGATCGCTGGGATGGCGAGTAGGCGCGCTATGGAACCTTGGAGACCGATGATACTAAACTGAAATAGGTCATCGGTATAACCGTTTGTGAAGGTGTACACGTCGAATAACCGCATCGCGGCATCTCGCTCCGCCTTGAAGTCGTTCAAGTAGAGGGAGAAAAACTTCCCGTATGTTTCCGGGTTCACGTTCATATTGGATAGGGTGATGTCCATTTGTTACACCTTGTTAGCGTTGTTATACACGTTGCTCCGATGTCCCACGGCTTTCTTTTCTAACTCCACGAGATCGTTCTGAACGTCATCGAAGTTACCGAGAACTGGTAGCCCGCCGGAATCAAGCATCATCGTTTTCCAGAAGTTTGTTTTCTCTAACGTCCACTCGTCTTCAGCGTTCAAGAGCGCGTAGGTTCCCTTGTTTCGCGTGTTCAAGATGCCGGTGTATCCCTCTTGCTCCATCGTTCCACCAGGTATCAAGTCAAGGCAGTTTGGCTCGTATGCCGCCTCGTTATCGCATTGCGCCCCGAACATCACCGCATATATCTCGTGGAGCCCATACCCGCTACACACGTGAGCCTTGAACTTGTCCAAGTAGAACGGGACGCGACCGGCATACTTCCGCTGATCTACTAACTTGTCATCTATGCTTGTCCATATGAAGCCGGTATCCCACTCGACCGTGTACTTGTGGAGGGCTTTTGCCTTGTCGTAGTTCGCGATGGTGGTGGGAGCGCGCAGCCAAGATGCTGCGATATTATCGATATAAACATCTGTATTCGTCATAGCCATAACACCGGCTCCAAAATATAACGATCCTATAACGTTCGCAACCGTGAAAAGAGACGAGGGTGTGTAATGTGCGCCAGCGTTATCGTATAGAACATCATTAATGATAACATCGTAAAGAGATGATGATATAACGATGATTTGAACGCGATATTTAACGCCAGAAACCCACGTCCCGATCAATATCGTTCCAGCACCCTGGGTCACTCTGATCTCGTTTCCGGTCGTGAAACTAACACCAAGGTAAATCGTTCCAGCAACGGCGGATCGAACGTACATCCACATATTTTGTCCACTGATTGTTATCGGTGTCATATCAGCGGATACCCACGTTCTAAGCGAAATCGGATTAGTGCTAGGTGTTGGAAAAACAAACGATGCAGCTAGCGTCGCGGCGGCATCAAAATCGTGGAAAGACCCGATGATGTTCCCGCCAACATCCAGCGTCTTGAACCACGCCGTCGCGGAAGCCCCGGCAATAGTCCACCCGGTCGTGGGAACGACGTTCGTGAGGTACTGCTGGAAGTCCTCGGATATGCCGTCCCCTTGTATGATCGCCTTGGTTCCTATCGACGCGGGAACGAATTGAAGTTGCCACTTCTCGCAGATATCCATCGGAGGCGTGGGGATCTCCACGAGGCCGGAATCGTAGAGCTTGTCGTAGTCGAGGGTAACGTCTATGGAACCGGGTTCGCCGTAGGCGGAGAAGTCCCATAGATAAACGTTATAAGTCATAGCACCAGTGTCGGTAAGCAATTCAATTGTTTTAACGCCGGTTGCAACGGCATTCCCAAGACTATAACCAACCATTCCACCGTACATTATGTTATTTATATAAACCCAATATTTACCAAGAACGATATCGACTTTAATAGTGACATCGTATTCCGTGTTAGCGAGATATGCAACTATGTTACCATATGCCCCAGCTTGCATCGTTTGTATTTGACCGGTAGTTTCAAACCTAACAGCAGCGGTATGGTTTCCAGCAGTGTCGTCTAAAAAAATCACGAACTGGTCTGTAATGGAATCTATCTCCATTTTTAAATGAACGTAACAAACTTTCGTGCGTTCATTAACCAACGTGTTCGTAGCTTGACAATATGCAGCCCCGCTGTTATCGATAAAATGCAATACCTTTTTGTTTTCATACCCGTTAACGAGGATCGACGTGTTTCCACCGGAAAGAAAGATCGTCCACCCGTTCAGTCCGTGTATGTCAGCACCATCCAAGTATGCCGTGAAATCATCTTTAACGTTGTAGACTTGCCTCGCGTTCCCGTGCATCACGAATTCCCATTTACCACTCGTCTTCTTGTCCGCAGTTGCAACATCGTGGTATAGGCGAGCTATTGATTTTATATCCTTGTTAGGCTCGTCAAACCTCCCGCCGAAAACGTAGGGGAACTTCCACGCGTACCAGTTACGAACTACACCGCCGTACATTCCAGCAGTTGCGAGCGAATAATAATCCCAGTACGCACCGCGTGTCCACGAAGCAATGTTAAACGACGCGTCCGGGACGGCGTTGTACAGAGGCAACGGGATTATATCTTGGTCAAGCCCGTTTAGATTGTTATGGAACGTCGAGTGATGCGGGTTGATGTAGTCCCGGTAGGGGAGCATAAACAAGTTCTTTGTCTGCGATGAGAAGTCCTTGTTGCTGTTGTCGTACCCGCCGAACGTTATACCGTCAATGAGTAGGGAGCCGTGGACGTGGTGTATATCAGCAGTCTGAACGCAATCAGACCAGCTCACGTCGATGTCGTCAATGTAAACTTGTGCTGTATCAGCATTCGCTTCCGTGTAAAACGTTAGGTCTGTTATCACCGCAGCGAACGCCACTTGAACTGCTAACGGGGCAGCGTTCTGCAACACGCCGTCCACGTAGATGTTATACAAGGCGTTCGTGGTGAACTGGATGGTGATCTCGTGTTCTAGCGTGGGGAAGGGAGCGAATAGACCGGTGTTAGCCCACGCTCCAGCCGTGTAGTTCCATATAGCACCACCAGCGCGTATCTGTATTCTAAGGTCACCGTTCGCTGGAGCGGCCGCTGTTATGCGAGCAGCATATCCGTTATTAGTAAGAGTGTTTATCTGCTGAGACCATTTAATAGCATAAGGGCTTGCTGCTGCCGGAGCTGCTGTGGATGGTATCGGAAACATCAGTTGCGCTGATAGCGTGGCAGCCCCGTCGGTATCGTTCAAATACCCACGAGAATCACCGTCCAAATACCTCGCTGTAAACGCGGTGGTTCCACCAGCAACGATTGCCCACGGAGCACCAGGAGCCGCAGCCTCCGCGTAGGATTGGAAGTCTTCTTGCCTCCATATACCAAGCACCGGGGCAACAGTCTTGAGCCCGCTAAGGAACACGACCTTACCGAAGCCCACCAGCGCTCCAGCTCCGAGTGTTATGTTGCCCGCAACGAGTTGCCCGTGGAAGTAGATATTCCCCTTCCGGTTATCATTATCGAACTCGACGGTCACTGGAAGCCATCCGTTCCACGTTCCATCTATCGCGGTCAATGCGCCTCCAGCGCTGGTGGAATCGTAGAGCATCATCTTGGGATGCACGGAGAAGTCCGTGTTATTCATCGGGTTTACTTGAATGTAAAGCATTTCGTTCCCGGCAATATCGTAGAGGATCACCTCTCCAATTCCTTCATCCACGCCATATGGAGCTGTGATAAAGAACGACACCCACGAGCGCGTTGGATGCGCGTTGGAGATTGCCGTGTACTTCCCATAATCCCTAAAACCCCACTTGTCCTCTAGCGACACTATCTCCACGGGCTTAGCGTGTCCGAGGTATTGCGGGTGTACTATGAAGTCATCTGCGTCGATGTCCGGGTAGAGTTTCCAGTTCGGTGCTATGTTTTTTATACAAAACATATTCGCAGCAGTAGAATAGAATTGAAGCTTTGTTATCGGCCCAGTGAAATTGGATGAATTAGCGTAATACGCACCAGCATTATCGTACGTTATTCCGTTAACGATCACGTAAAAATCACCGATTCCAACAATAACGAGTTTCACGTTTACATAGGCGGGATATTCATCACTTGCACCCCATGCGTTGTTTGCTATCAAAACAGGGCCGGTTTCGTTCCACAAAGCGTAATTTGCAGTGCGGAACCATAGATAGATGCGCGATCCAGCGGCGTCCATTATTCTAACTTTAAACTCGCCCACCGTTGCTTTAACATCAAATGATATCGAATAAACACCGGGTATAGTTGGAGACGGTGTTTGAAACGTGTATATAGGCGTGTATAAAACAGCGTCCCTCACGTACTTCCCAACTTTCATCCCCTCGTCCATAACACACGTGAAGCTAGCTCCAGCAGCAGCTCCACCATCCGTCCACGCGGCCGCAGCAGCAACTATATCCGCGTCTACCGCGTAGTCCGCGAAGAACTCTTGTGGAACCAGCACGGACTTCCTCATCCTCTGCGGCGAATTACTAAACTTCTCCGGTAGAGCATTCTCACAATCCCGGTAGAACGCTATGTTATTCGGGTGTATGAACGGGTGGACGCTAGGCGTGAATTCCATCTCGGCGCAGTTCTCGTAGTTCAAGTTAGCCACGATTATGCGCGAGTATTCCGTTATCAGCGATGTCATTGCAGAGTAACAGAATTGATACCGGTTGTAGAACGTATCGTGAGTGAACAGACGTGGGTACTTTGCGTGGATCTGATGCGTCAAGGCGAGTGGCAACCAATGGTTCGGAATAAGGCCGTCTGTCCACTGGGCATTGACACCACCAGCGCCGAGTACACGGTAGTTCGTCTGTGTGGTGGGGATGTAGACGTTCACCTCGTCCACGCGGTGATCCATCACGGCGGTATCGTTTAAGGATACAAGGCGTTGCTCCGTACCATTACCGGAAGCATTTACCAACCTTACATAAGGCTCCACGACCGGCTCACGACCGCGCTGGAGGAAGCGAACGTCGAGGAAGTCTCCGTCTGGGTAGGAGATTTGAGGCTTGGTTATCGCTGAATTAAATGCTAAACCAGTCGTGATAAGTGTGATATCATTGATATAAACTTCAATACCGGTGTTAGCAACACCGGTTAATATGTTAAATATATTTATCCCGGTCACCCAATTTGAGAACGCTCTTATCCAAGGGCTATACACGCCGTTCAATATTACACGAGCGTCTGGGTTTGCATCACCATTTCTATCAGTGTTTGACCATTCAACTTCAAAATGATTCACAGCGTCTAACGATGCCGTCAACCCAGTAGAAACCCATGCTGGGACGTTGTTATAAAGATAGACAACACCGGTCGTCAAGTTTATGTAGAATTGTATCCGGATGTTAGCATCCTCTTTTAACGTGAATTGTAAGAACGTCCCGCCAGCACCAGTAACCGGCCAGCACTCGAAAGAGATCCTACCATTCGGCGCTTTTGTTTCGAGAATTGTCTTCTGAAAATCCAAGTTTAGACCAGCGTTGTTGTCATATATTTTCAGCACACGCCCCTTCCCGACCGGGGTTGTTGCGAGGATGTCGGGGCCGAGAGTGTTCCAAGACGTGATGATATCGTCAATCGTGAAATCAACAACGGTTGTTTGAAGGCTGTTTATAACAAACGACGATACAAATCCGGTACCACCATTATAGTTCGTGTATTCGCCAATTGGTGGAAATCTCGTAACATTTCCACCAATTGGCGTGACATCAAGATGATATGTCGCGTTGTCTCCGAACACGATACGAATGGTGTATTCCGTAGACGCAATCATCGGCGTAATGATGTTTCGACTTGTAAGATTGTCATAACACGCGAAAATACCAAGACTCGAAATACGCATATAATGGATAAGACTACCACCACTATAGAACCGGAATTGTTGGTCAGCAACACTAATCGAATTTAATGAAAGTTTAAACTCATACCAACCGGCTGCCGAACACGGTGTGCTAAATGTCATTGTTTTCGTGATAGCACCTCCCGTATCACCAGTCTTGACTAACCGCGCCTTTCCGGAATCTTTAACAAAAGTACATAAAGCATGTTCAACCCATGCGTTCCAGCCGTTCACGTCACGTATCTTACTTCCATCAATATACGTGTTGAAACCTTCGTACCCATACGGCTGCAATCCTTTCAACGCGAAAAAAGCGTCCGTGTCACCACATTCTACAATGTCGTGTATTTCAGTAGTTCCGTTCCGGTCATCACCAGCGTTCGCAACCCACGACCCTTGACCAGCAATGTTTCCTATCGTGTAGCAGCTCATGTCCACGGTTATTGGTTGCGTTGCCCGTAGATTCTTAAAACCTTCCGTGTCCCGCCGGTTAGGGCCGAGTATCCCGGTCACCTTCTCCAGCAAGTCCAAGTTGAAGGGCAAGTAGTTCTGCTTGTTAGACTCTGCGTGGACGAAGGGGAAGTAGTCGCCGGATTGACAGAAGCCGTGGACTCTGACCGGCACGTAGTTCGCCGCTATGCGAATCGCGTTTATCGCGAAGCCGTTAACAAGAGCTGAACCACCGTCATCCCACGTGAATTCCTTCGGGTCGAGATCGTCAAGACGGAACGTGTTCCACGGGGATGCAACGGTGTAGTCCCACGAGAGTGTGACGCGGTGGAGTTTCTTGAAGTTGATGTTTCGATATAGTGTGTTTCCCTCGTTATAGATCTCGTCATTATGGAAGTAGATGTTCGCCGTCGCGTCTGGGAGGAAGTCGCGTGTCTCAGAGAGTTCGAGCCAGGAAGTTTGACCGGATGATATAATCCAACTCGGCGCGATGACATCCATATAAAGATGTTGGTTATTGGCAGCGCTTATAGCAGACATATACAATCCGGTTATCGGGAATACAAATGCTGGATTTATAGTGTAGTGAACTCCGCTAAAATTGAATAAAACACCGTTTATGTAAATATCGAAATAAGATTGATTCAATATAACAACCTTGAAGTTGTATATCGTTCCAGCTACGTATCCAAGAGATGCTTGTAACGAATGGCCAAGATCCATTGTACTGAAAAATCTTATTAGGCTCGATGTTGTACCTCCCACCCCATAAATGAAAATAGATCGAATAACTAAATCCACCGTGCTGACACCAGCTTTAAACTCTATAGTAAACGGAAATATGGTTGGCGATGAATTATCGAAGGTGTATAATGTTTGTATATCCCATCCTCCTAAAGGAGCAAACATATCTCCCATCTGCGATCCTCCAACAACTTGAACCGTAAATGTAGATGCCCCAGTTATCCATTTCGTCCAATGTCCCGGATCGATAACACTAGGATCGTTTCCTACCGCATAAATTTCAAAATTTTCTACGACGTGGTTCTGCTCTACGTGTTCTAACCCGGCAAGATCCAACCAAAAGCTACACCACCCTTTCTTTCCGTCGTGAATCTCAATCTCAAATCCATCGTTTCCACTTGGGTCAGACTCGATGCTTTCAAGATGGTTATTCCACTTCGTTATAAGATCTAAAGAAGCGTCTGACTCCCAATCCGTTGCTGATGCAGACTTCTTAAGCAACCCGGATTTATCGTTGCGGTATAACCCACTTGTTATCCTCGTTCCTTCAGAAATGGAGAAAACAGCGTCTATTCCTTGTTTCACCAACTGAAAAGATGTTTTTCCATCGAGAGGGAATCCAAGTAGCCCTCCAGCATTGTTTTCACTTCCGAAGTAAACACCAGGAGACGATTCCAAAAACGTGTCGATGTAATAGCATAACGATCTGTAACTATATCCATCGTATGCCCGCATCACGCTTCCCCTTGGAAGTATATTCAAGAAGCTCGACGGGAATATCCCGGTTAAATCATCGATGCAATCTACAAACGTATCGCACGACTGTTTCTCACCGAACCTCGCGAATCTATCGTATCCTGTGCTAACGAAGGAATCTTCTATATCGACACTGGATAAAGTCAGAGGTGATACAGAACCTTTCTTGTTAAACGGGATGACGTGTGCCGATTGAACCTTGTAAACACCATCATCATCTCTTAGCCTCGTAACGACGACTTTGTGGTTCTTGTTTCCTGGAGTTTCAGATTTCACGATAAGAGGCGATTGATCTGGAGTCGTGGTTGCTTCTATATCCGAGTTCGAGATAATGATTCCATTCTTCGCTAGCCCGCTGTAAAGCTTGAGCATCTTCTTGTCAGAATATGAAGACTCTGGAATGTATGAAATTAATTCATCGATCATATCGTGAAATCACATCCATCGAGAACTACAAGACAATCTATCGGAGAAGTTATATCAGCTTTCACGTAGCACTTTACCCAATATGGATTATTCACTGGAGGTTCTGGACCTGGAGCGCCAGGACTCCAATCAATACGTCTGACACCTTGTACCGTGCTTGGTAACCAAAGATAATCAACACTTCGTGTGTATGGAGTTGTCCCTAATTTACTTAACGACGCCCACACGATATCTAAAACAGTTGCGGAAGTGTCGTCATATCTACCACTTCCATTGATGGGAATAATGTCGGCGGTATCCGCAACTGGCCCTCTGTAAATTCTACACGTCAGCGTCATGTACAACCCGTCCGCATACTTCACCCCCTCGTGCGCCGTGATTATCCTAAACACGTCTGCCATGTAGAGTATCCCGTTTACTCCTATGGTCTTGATATGCGAGTTTAGTTCAGAGAATAACTCTGCTGACACCGTGGATAAGTCGTAGCCTTGTTTCAAGTATAACTTCGCTGCTATCCTTAGCGGGAAGGTCTCTGCTATCTCCACTGCCTTCACGAGCTTCACGAAGTATTGAGCAGCGCCGGGACCAGCAGCGATCCACTCTATCTGATCCATGTACGGTGTATAAGCGTTGTAATGTGTGCCAGCGACATACGCCGTTCCGGTTCCATCGTATCGGGAGTTAACCCAGTCTATCCTCCACACGCCGGACACTCCAGCAGTCTGTCTGTATGGGGACGGGAACACGTCGGTTACCGCTGCTGCTCCACCCTTCACCATCCTAATTATAGCAACCGAACTAGTCCCGGCCGCCTTTCTCGTTTCAGTTTCAAGCAAGCATTCGTTATACACGCTCACGAGGTCGTTCTCATCGAGAGGGTGTACAAGAGACCGGAAGTGGCCGCGGTAGTCCTGGTAGAGATCCGTTATTACCTTTGCCGACGTTACCTTGTGGAGCTGCTGGAGCCACGCGGTCATCTGCTCGTCGTTATCCAAGAGGTAGGATGCTTGTAGAAGACGGCGGCGTAGTTCCGTGTCTGATTCAAGGTCTCGCCCGTTCCGTATGGTAGACTCGTTCGTGACCTTCGCTATCGCATAGAGTGGATTTTGCTGGTGGTGTATCTCGTTGATCTGGGCGTTCGATAACGACCCGGCGAGAACTGCGGTGACATCCACGTAGGCGCTGTAGCTTCCCACCTTCACGTAGTAGATAGAATCGGTCGCTGGTTCCAATCCAGCAGCAGCCCAGTTTATACCAGTCGTGTACGTTCCAGCAACCACGAGAGCGTAGTCCACAGCTCCACCAGTCCAAGGTGTAGAACCATCCTTGTTAGGCGAAACCCATTCTACTCCAGTCGTGAGTATATTAAAGAAGTCTGTAAATCCAGGATACCCGTTTATGCTATCTATACCAGCAGCGACTCCTTTCTTTATCACGAACACGCCAGGGAGCAACGTGTCCTCGTCCACTTCAAACTCTTTCAGCGAAGATGATGACTGGTTATCCACGCGGAACCCAGCGGGTATGGTTATATCAGAAGACCCGGATGTTTTAAGAACGGTTAACCTTGTCGTAGCATTCGCGGCGAGCTTCCGCTCCTTCCCCATCGACAGCGCGAGGTCGTCCAAGAACTGGCCTTCAGCATCCTTGATATTCCCGGAGTTAAACAAGTTTCCAAGCTCTACCCACGCTCGCTCCACGCCACGGGACTCCACCTCGTCAAACTTAACAAGCGGGTTCATGCCGGTAACATCCACGTCTGCCCCGAAGTATTCCTTGAGCAACACGCGGTTCTCTTGTACGATCTTCGCGAGGTTCTTAGCCCTAAACCCTTGCCGCAACATCCCGTAGTTTTCCGTGCTCATAGCGTGTTCAAGCCTCCGATGTATTCGAGTTGCTTGGTGGAATTACCCTTGACCGTGTAGTTCACGCGCACTACCCACCCGCGATTGTCAGTCTCGGAAGGTGATACAAGGATCTCCGAGTTATGGTAATCTATCATGTTATCTTGTGCGAGGGTCGCGAGAACTTCTTGTTTTATCAACTGGTCTATCTTTATGGGGTAGGCGTTCTCCGGATCTTTCTTAACGTTAAGCAGTGACCAGAAATCGAATCCCTCGTTTGGGTGCATCAAGTTCGTGCGTGTTTGAGTGGTGAAACGAATTTCTGTACGCTGCCTTACTTCTTCAAGCGAGAGTTGGTTCGCATCTCCAACCATCTCTATACGGTGGTCTGCGCCGAAGGTTATACCGCCGTTAGTTAACTTGAAGGTTTGAGTCATTGGTTATATTACCGCGTTTGTGTTTATATTACTTTTGATCCATCACGCGCCTATACCGGAAAGAAACGAATGCTCTTGCTATCCCAGTGGCGCTAGCATCCCTCGCCGCGTATCGAACCGTGAACACCCCGGAATCCGCCGGGATAGCAATATCAAACCCGTTTGAAACGCCGCCGGTATTCGCCCGTATGCTCCATAGAAGGATGCCGTTTCTTAGTATCTCGAAATAACCACCGTCGATTGTCGCGATGTTAAACGAGAAGTTCGTTATCGTTATTGGATATGGAATGAACGGTGATATAGATATCGTGGTCTGCCTGGAATCGTGAAACATATACGTGTAAACCGCCGCCCCTCCACCATGCGCGGCAAGCCCGGCTGAATCTGAAAACGATAACGATTCAAGATCTCCGAGATATGCTTCGCGCACGTTATCGTAGTAATACACGACGTTTGTTATTGAGTCGTATTTCTGCTTGACACTCTCCACGTTTATAACATCATTCGTGATACTCTTTCCATCTTTATTCTTAGCGTATTGGAACGCTAGAGCGATATCATCCACAACGGAAAGATACGTAGCGCTCACGAAACTTCTCTTGTCAACCGAGAACACGTGTGCCGCTCCTACCACAGTGTATATCGCCTTGCTTATCACCACCCTATCCCCGCAGCGTATCTCCGGGTTATAGGATAACGACACGTCGGTTTTCTTGTGGAGAACGCCGTCCACCTTGAAGAAGCCGCGGTCAGTCTGGACGCTCACTGGTAGGACGTGTTGCCTACGGGATAACGTGGTTCCAATGAATATCTCCCCGTTCGATATGTTCCACGCCAGCTCGTTATCGTTCGATAGTTTTCTAATAACATCGATCAGATACGAGTCGTTAACCATCTCACGAACATCGATGCTCCCGTAGAAGTTCAGCACGTTCATTCCAGTTATCCTACCAAGAACCGCGGACATCTCGCCGCGTAGTTCCCCGGAGAATATATCATTATCTAACTGGCTGAACGTCTCGTCGTCAAGGTTTATCGTCGTGGATCTGTTGGACTTCGTTCTCGTGGTATCCACGTAGGATACGATTCCAGTTGCTATGAGAATGTTCGATGAAGTTGCTTTAGCGAATACTTTGACAACGCCATCCGTGTTCATGGCGGATATGATCGCTGAATCAGCATTGACGATAGATATTGACGACCCGTATCTATTACCGATGATGTAAGAAGAAGAAATAGATATTGAATCGCACGAGGTCGAGAATGGCTTTCCATCCACCTCAATCGTGAGGTCAACCAAGGTCTGACACCATCCCCTCTATGAAACTCATCGTGTAGGCGTCACGGGTGGTTTCCATCTTGAAGTTCGAGATGTAGATCGCGATGGTTCCGAGATTGTACTGCATATTACTTTGAACCTTTCCGAGGTACACGTCCTCGCCGTCACGTGTCAAGTTCATCCACAAATCATAGTGAATCACCTCGTCGTCATCCTGGTAGTCGTAGACGCGTAGAGTTATCCCGTAGTTATAACTACCAAGTGCGAAGGTAAATGATTGCGGGAACGTGCTAAGAAACGGGAGTTCACGCCATTCAAGCGTTGAATCGAGTTGCGCGATGACCGTGTTTCGTTGCGGGATGTTCTTGTTATCAAACGTCTCATCGGTAACGATGCGAACTATCTGCCCCGGTTCCTCTCCTAAAGATTCGACAGAGTTTCCTTCAATATCTATCTCCGTTGATATAGGGCTTGGAAGTTCTTCGTTTGACACCCAATCTCCTAAAGGGTTATCAGCACCACTGTTATTTGTTGCCGTTGTGGCAAGTAATTGGTCAGCAGATTGCCCTATGTCTGTACCTATCTTGTTTTTAGTATTCGTTGCTAAAAAGAATCCGGTGACACCGCTTGTTATCAAATCGACAGCAAATTGTACTATACCGAAAGAAAGCTTCTCGAACACGATGTTAAAAGCATATTCTTCTCCATACTGGGGAGAGTGTTCAAACTCCATTGTCTTGATAAGCATGTTAAATTGAAACGTCATTTCGCTTTGTATATAGAATGAAAAACCAAGTAGCCACAAAGCTATCTGGCCGAGGCCGATTTTTACCCCGCCAGTCCCGACATTGAACGCTGCTGGAATGTTGGCTATGAAGGCTTGAAAGTTTCTCAACGCTTCTAACCACGCTTTATCACGTCTTCTATTGCTACCTCTTAAGAAACCGTGAATTGTTACAGCAACATTCCCACCGCTAAATTCCAACCATTTATAATCATCCCAGTTGCTTGGTTCCACTATGGTTTGATTCGCGAATGATTCCGTGATACGAGTAACCCAAGGGAATGCAACCCAAGGCCCATATCTTAGTATGACGTGATCTGCTCTGCTGTGAAATGCTTCCATTTTACTTCACTCCGAGTATAGAAGCGATACCGCCGCTGTTCTCGATTGCCTTCACGATTGCTTCTGTAGCTGGCTCTATAGACGCGTTGATATTTGAAATGTTATTAAATATAGAGTTCAGCGCGTTTAACTTTCCATCTATAGCCTTTAAAACTTCAAGCGATTCATTAGACCCACCTTTCAAACTAGCGTCGAACTCCACCCCCTTGAACTCCTTCATGCGCTTGTCCTTAGCACCTTTCTTATCCACGAAGTCGTTTATCTGGTCTCGGAGATACTTCCAGTCAAGGTTTAGCTGGAGATCCTTGAAAGGTTTTAACCTTCCTTTACCACCGTTCGCGTCTATGAACGCGTTGATGTCATCTCGCATCGCTTTCCAATCAAGAGAAAAACTTATGGCAAGCTTCTTGGTTCCGAATGCGAGCAAGCCTTTTAACCCGGAGAGATCCACTCCCTTCAAGGTCGATTCAAAAGTGACGAGGTTCGTCGCGGCGTTCTGAAGGTTGCGCTGGAGCCTATTCGTAGCTGAAGCGGCCTTGCTCATCCCCATCGTGAACGTCGTGTCGGTGAGTGATAACCGAGCCTTGAGTTCCCGTACCGTCACCACATCGCTTCAACTCCAATGGTCTTGATCTCTTCAAAATCAAAGTACCTTAGCATCGCGCTTCGTAGCGTCGTCATCTCCGAGAACTGGCGTAGCTGGAGTCGCACCAGTTCCATCTTTAGCTGCGCCCCGTAGTCCGTGGTCACGAAAGTATTTCATGTCGTTAACCCCCTCTTCGCTGAGACCGTTAAAGCGTCGTATGGCCGTGATAAACTCCTCGGCGTTCCGAATGCGCTCCAAGTACGGCCTATCCTTTGTAAATTCCCCGGTGATCTTAGGATGCTTGGATTCCACGAGGGAGTAAAACATGAGCCATAGATCTTCTATGTCGCTCATCTCGGCGATCTGGACTGTTTCTTCTATCGTGTCGTCTATCTTCTCGTCCAGCTTCGCTTCCGAGCGTATGGCAAGCAACACCTTCTTTCCTATCGGCTTTCCATCGAGGGACTTCATGGCCTCCCGGTTAGCCTTCCGGAGCTGGAGAAAAGTTAACTGGGGGATGTAAATCTTCACCCCGTCTATCTCCATCTCATCTCCCTTGTACTTCGCGCCTTCTCGTAGGCGTAGATCCACGTCTATAACCGTGGAAGGTTCCCTATTCGTGGCGCGGTCTATATCCTCTTTCTTGAGAGCCATCACCGCGTCAAGCGCTGACGTGTCTAACTTCTTAGGTGTTTCTGGTATTCGCTGCATTGGTTATCACGTCGATCCGGCTTCTGCTTGCCAGTCCAGGAACTCGCAGTCCACTTGTATCACGGGAATCTCACGGGCGGATATACCACTTCCCGCCGTCTTTGTTATCTGTCCTTGCCCGAACCCGAGGCGCGAGAACGTCCAGTCTTTACCAGTCTGTATGGACACGACTATCTCGACGTTCGTGAAATTCATCTGAATCCCTTTCAATAAAGTACCTACATTTTTCACCGCGTACACGCTGAAGCTCGCCGAAAACTCCGGCGGGAGGTGATGCCAACCAGCGTTCCAATAGTTCGGCAGATGGATGCGCTCCTTCGCGGTCTCGATGGTATAGGAGAAGTCCCGGAATGGAATGATGCTCCCGTTGATGGAAAGGGAAAGAAGAGAAGCCCAGTTGGGCTTAGGAACTGCTGTTGACATTTTAGAGGCCTCCGAGGTACATATCTATGTAGTGCAACGAACCTTTATAATCGTAGTACACGCGTATGTCTTCTTTGCGCGTCACGTTCTGGACGTTCTGGATGTAGGCGCGTTCGGCGACGGTTCTATCCACCGGATCCTTCCGGAGCGCGTCTATCAAGATACTCATCACCGGTTTGTACTGCGGGAAGTCCGTAGATAACTGAGCCGGGTTATCGATTGCTCCTTCCACATAAACCTTCGTCAGTGAATTGAGTATCGTCTGCTCCACCATCATCATCTCATCACGCCCGACGGATATGTTACCGAATATGTTCGCCGAGTAGAAGTCCGCCCTCTGCTTGTATAGGACGTAGTTCCACGTTGCCTTCGCGTCGGTGTAAAGGTAGACTTGAGAACCAATGGTTTCACACGTCCAACCGTTCTTCGTTCGATACGATCCATATCCATCCCACGCTACGTAGTTCACGAATGCTCCAGCGAGAGCGGTTATTTGCGTCGAAGTCCAGTCGGATACTTGTCCGAGGTCGTTTACCGGTTGCTCGTGCATTGACTTCCACGGGTCTCGCGATGATGCTATTCCGGCTTTATGCGCGCTCGGGTCGTGGTACTCTTGCCATGAGATAGACGGGTCGGTCAAGTTCGCATTGTAATACCCGCTCAAGTTAGCCCACCCAACCATGTCAGCGTTATTGTACCCTTGTGCCTTTGCGCCTATGTGGTTTGCTGCTGCCGTGTAATCTCCATAGTATCCAGTCCACATCGCTCGTCTCGGCCTAAACAAAACCGCGGCTGCATCCACATGCGCGTCTATCGTGTCAACAAGGCTGTAGTTGCCGTTATCAGAAGCGAAGTATGCTCCACCGACAATAGCAACATCCTTGTTTTCAAGCTTCACGAATGCAGCAGTGCAGTTAACAGCCGTGTATTCCTTGAATATCAGCCTTATGTTATCTGCTGCTGCTGCTGGAGCTGTCTTGAACTTAACGACGCCGTTCGAGTAGTCAACTATGTAATCAGTCCCTTCAACAAGGAACGATGCAAGAGGATGCTCGACGGATAACGTACCAGGAACCGGGGACAAAGTTAAAGCTCCAGCACCGCCGGTCTTGTCTGTTATTATGTCGAATTCTCTTTTCGTCCCGTTTCCGGTGCACGTGAGCGTCTGCGCGGCGGAGAGTGTTGGCTCGACGACATATATCGACCTACCACCTTGCGACATGAAATCGCGCACCCATCGATATACCGCCGTGTGACCATACTTGAGTATGTCACCAGCAGTGTGATCCATCTCTGCGGCACATTCGGCGAGGCTCTGGTAAGGCCCGCGAACCTCACCAATGTACGTTCCTTTACCATACCCCACGATTGCCGTGATGGACTTCGGAACCGGTAGTGGTGCAACCGGAAGCCCGGTAGCCCGGTAGATTCTCAATGATTGCATTTTATCGGATCTCCTTTACATCTATATTTATATCTTTTACTGATAAACTTGGTATGCTGACCGTCCCGAAGTCTGGAACGACCAGTAAAACATCGAATGTCGCTGATGCGAACGGTATAACCTTTGAAGTTTCACCGGCGCTTAACGCTGTATCTTGAAGGTCGTTAAGTCCATACTGCGTCCAGTTAGCCCATATATAACCACGCAACTGCTCTGCCACTTGTGAAACGATGTCGTCTTTACCGAGAAACAATGATGGAGTCGGTTGTCTTTCCTTCTTCTTGTCTCGTGAAAAGATATTAAAGCGCATGACACCGCGGTTAAGCTTCCCGGATATCCACGTTATCTTGTCGTAGTAAATCCGATATGCAACTGCTCCAAGCGCGGTGGTTCCTATCTTGGTTCCAGATGGAGTGGTTCCATACTCCACCTCTGATAAAAGAACCGTGAATACCGGCGTGTTCCCGGATGGAAGCAGCTTCGAGTAAATATCCACGTCGAATTCAGTCCACCCACCGTCCGTGATCTGGACGTGATACAATATCTTGGAGAACAGAACAGTCCCGAACTCGTCGGTTATCCGGATGTTAAGCCATGAAGTGGAGCCAGCCGGTAGAGCCGTGTATATTCCCATCTTCGATATCTTGGGCTCGGTGGAAACGAAGCTAAACGTAGCAGTAACCGGTGAATTAACGGTCACCCACGTAGCTGCTGCCGGTAGAACCTCGGTTAGAAGTGTATTTACAAACACCTTCTCGTTAAAGTCGCTGGCGTTCCTCGCCCATGCAGCGTCCATCGAAGGATAAGAAAGCCCTACCACTATAACATTCTCATCCTTGTTTATAATCTCGTCAATCGTGTCCTGGTTAAAATATCTAAATATAGCATTGAGCTTGAGCGTCGTGGTATGCTCTGGAGGGACGGTGATGTTAAAGTACGGGAACGCGGTCTCCAAGGCCGTCTCCATCGCTGATCTAACAGTCTTGTCTATCGTGTTTCACGCACCTCGAAGCGTTGAATGTTTGTCTGCTTGGACTGTTCCAAGACATCGTGAACTTGATAAAACCTTCCCAGCGCAACCCTCTCTACCTCGTCACCTACTTCAAGGTTCAGTATAAACGGGTATATAATTTTATCCACGCGAAGTATCCACGAGTCTACTATATCAGTTCCTACAATACCATCTGCTTTTTGTTTTACCGATGTTTCGTGTATGAACCATGCTTTGAATGCTTCCACTCGTGTAACCCAATCCACGTTTATCGGGCCTACCCGGACGTTCAAGGCCGTACTATCCCCGACAGCTCCACCGCTTTGAAACGTAGCGTGGGTGAGCTGGGCGCAGAGGATGTCGTAGTAATTGTTAAAACCCGTTGCAGCGAATACTTCGGAATCATCAAGGAAAACTTTTACTTTCTTAGTAGTATTGTTGAAGTCGAATTCCCAGTAGTGCTGGCCGTATGGAGATATATCCGCTCCGCCAGCAGTCTGCAAAACTCTGTTATTAATCGTATCAAGTATATATGCTTTGTCGTTTATGATTTTGAATACCATTGCTGATGTTGCTGCATCTCCGAAGTATATCCAGAAGTTGCATCCAGTGATATTCTCGAACGACCAGTCCATCATGAAACGGACTTTAGACCATCCCGCTGCCGCTGAAACCACGGAGAACGTGTAATCCTTTCTAACAAATCCAGCAACGTTCGTGTCCTTGAACCAAGCCTTCCCGTCCATGATGACTCCGAACACGGTGAGCCCATCGCTCGTGTCTCCAGCTAATGGAGCCCATCTTGTCCTGGTGTCCAAATTAGCCATGGAAACCCCGTTAAAAATCTCATCAACGAAAAGGATGTTAGACCTTGGATCGTTCTCGTGATACATGCTTTGCTTCGTCTTGTCTGGCTCCCGCTCGTGTATTATGAAATCTTCAAGCGAGTTACCCATCGCGTTGAACCAGTTTCCGAAATCAAAGAATGTCATGTATCATCATCGTAGTTTTCGTATCTACGCGGGTCTCTATCGTTAGCGTCGTATTCTGCGTTTAAGAACTCGTTTGATAAACTCGCTATGGCTTCTGAAGGTCCATATCCTAAAGCTGAATACGTTCTAAATATATTCTCGATGATTTGATTATACATCTCTTCTGGAGCTATCACGCTATCAACGCGCTTGGTTTGATTGAAATATGCTTGTGTTTGAGCCATCCCGTCTCCAGATGCAGCTGTGATAGGTCCGACACCTCTATTTGCAACTCCCTTCGTGTTGTAATATGCGAGCAACCCGTAGATTGCCGCCTCATCAAGCATCGCCGAGAACTCGGCCCATCCAGTCGTTATCTGCAACGCGCTCTTGGTGAGAGAAGCTGCGAACCCGTACTTCGCTCCTTTCGTTCTCAAGTCCATCGTTATGCGGCGTTCTACCGACCTAACTATCCGGTTATCGATGGATGTTATTCTAAGGTCGTTAGCGAGTATCACGACATCTGCTAGCGATGTGGTTAAATAAATTGGAGTGTATGCGAACGCCATGTTAATCTATCCTCCCGTTATCGAAACAAATCCACCCGTGGCCGCATCGCGTGGTGATTATCCACTGGAAGTTATTACCGGTTCTAACTGGCCTAACCGATAACGTGTACCATCCTTCCCCTTGGTAGTCTGCCCCGCTAGCGTACCACGTCCCGGATGCAACGTCTTGAACTTGAACGCGAGGAAGCCCACATGATAAACACGTCACGTCATCCACGCATATGTTAGCGATAACGTCTCCGGTAACCATGAAATGCAACCTAAACGATACCGCTCCCGTGTGCGTGTTAAAGTGATCGAAGTAATTTGTCCATCCCGGATTCAGCCCATGGTTTCCCAATATCCTCGTAGCGCCAAGCTGAACATTATCGTTATCGTAGAACGACACTGCTGCTGCTATGGTTTGTTTACCAGCTCCAGCGAACTGCGCTGCCCAATACGATAGGATATAATTCTGGCCAGGCTGAATAACTATCAAATCTGTTGAAGCGCCGCCGTGTCCGGTCACCGGGTGAATCACTAACGACGCGCCGCCAGCGTGAAAGTTAAGCGGGTCTTGTGCGATGTTGCCAGCGAACTGCGGATGTTGAGGTATGTTTCCAGCATTCCACCCGGCTATGTTTACATCGAACGTCCCGTTAACGATAACGTCCGGAGCAACTGCCCTAGCGTTCTGATATGCGGCTTCACTCACCCACACCTTCATAGAAAACCGCGGGTGTGTTGGTCTTGTCACGGTTGCGTTCTGATGTAATATCAAGTCAAGATTGTTTGCTGTTTCTCCGAATGAAAAGTTATAAGCACCGGAGACATCGCCGCTGCATCGTGGTAAATCAATCACGCTCCGGTTTTCCACGTAGTCTGGAACACCGTTAAAATCCACGGCAGCGAACCATATCGTGTACACGACCGCTGGTGTTGCGAGTCCTATAGCAGCCCACCCGGATATCTCCGCCATGTTAGAAAGGTCTGCGGCAGCACCACCTATGCACTTTCCGGTTATCGCTGACTGTACATTATCAACGATGATGCGCGTGGTGTCAGTAGCGAACTCGTATATCAGTTCAAGGTGATGCCACGCGCCAGCTACCGGAGCGGCGAGATCATTACAAACAACGGGAACACCAGCAGCGTTAGTCACTACCCATGTGCTGTTGAATATACCAGCGATTGCGAACCTTGTTGCCGCCGCGTTAATTGCTGAAAAGAATGCTTGTTGAGCGATATCAGTTATAGCAATCAAACACTCAAAACGAGCAACAAGTGGAGCAGTGACGGCAGCGCCACTATCACCGGATGTTATAAGAATGTTATCGGTTCCGATGCCGTCAGCAACGATCTCCACCGGTTTGTTTATACCCCGGTAGGTTGCTATTGAATCGGCAGCGCCGGAAAACAACACGGTCTTAGCTCCACCAGCGGGCATTGCTCCAAGAGGGTATTGAGAAAAATTCTCGAACGCGTGGAGAAATCCCATTCCACCGTTCAAGATAGCATCTCCGATAGCCCAGCTCGCGTCCGGCACGGTTTCAAAATCAAGATTACCATACGTGCCAGCACTAATCCCGTCGGGTTTCCTGGAATGCCGTGACGTTCTCTGCATGGCCTACACGTTCAAGTTAGCTGCTGAACCATCCGGGTTCGCCCAGAAGTTTATCTCCACTATCGCAGTACCGGTGTATGTTGCCATCCCTTCCACCTTCAAGAAATGGCGTCTTGGAACCACGGCTTTACCTTCAAACACGAGCGAGTGCGATTCCATGTCTCCACCTTGAAACCCGTGGATTAACTCTCGCTTCCACTGGACGCCGTTCGCTGGAACGTTATCACAAACACCATCTGCATCCGGAACCACCGCTGCGCTTATAACTCCAGAACCTCCGAGGGTATTACCAGCATCAGCGTAGATGTGGATCTGGTTAATCACGGCTTCGACGGTCTTCGATAATATCATGTACGGGGATAGCATCGTCGCATCCGCGGCTACCACTCCATTCCATCCCGCAGCTCCGAAGTAGCATTCGCTCGTACCGTCATGAGCGGCGAGCTGGCTTCCGAATATCTCGAACGTGTCCGTGTCAGCCGCGTTATCTTGGTTCAAGTAGATGATAAGCGCGTATACACGTCCCACGACTAGCGGAGCAGCTTGTACAGCGGCAGCGTTGTATTGTAAATGGAAGTGCATCGGAGCCCCTACACCACCCACCGGGACGGCATCACATCGTATTTCAGCATAAGCAAGAGCTGCCGTGAAGTAGTTAGCCGGGTCAAGAGCGAGTGGAACTGCATTGTGAGCAGCAGCACCAAGAGCGTTAAACGCGCCAGTTGCAGCGTTCGCGACGGCGGTGACGTTAGCTAACGCGACGCGAATGGTAGAGTTTCCAGATCCACCTACCGCAGTCCGACGCATCCAGAAAACAGCTTCGGCCATGTTATCGTTCAAGTCTCCGGTGTGAACGAAGTTAATTATACACACGTCACCAGCAGCGGCAGCACCATCGCCGTTGTTAAGATCGAGTATCGCTGTGGACGGATTAACCACTCCGGTCGCAGCATTCCTTATGCGCTTGAAAGAACGGAACGCGACTGTTGGCCTAAACGCCCAATCGTCAAACCACTGGTTAGCAACCGTCGCTCCACGGTGGGAGTTAAAACAATTCGCCCTCATGCGGTGGTGCGTCAAGTTTGCCGGGTTAACATCGAGCGCATACATTGAATCGTGTTGCTGGACCTCGTTAACACCGACGTGACGGGACTCGATCTCCCACCCACCATTGTTAGGATTAAAAACACGTTCAAATGCTTTCATTTTATCCACTCTTTGAAACGGTGTATCCGATATCGTTTATCGTGAATGCTCCACGCGATTGTGTTTTATCCATCCACGTGATCTGCGGGAACGTGTAAGGCCAATCAACCTTAGCCGCGGGTATCGATGCAATCTGCATAACGATCCCGTCAAGCTTGGCCATGATCTCGTCAACTTTAATCTTCAAGTCGTTTAACACGACCTTCTCATCGAGAGTTCCTATCTTTTCAAATCGAGCTAATATTGCTTTTATTCCGTTTATCTCTTCTTGTACTGTTGGCATGATGTTCACTTCTTTGACCCGCGAGGGTCTTCTTTGTGTTATCACGCATTTTCCGATGAAAATAAAAAAGGAAAATGGTTCTTATTGCTGCATTAAACGCGTCTTCGCACAGAACAGCATACCCGTGAACGCTTGGTTGCCCACGAGATCCGTGTATGCGAAGGTAACCACGTCACCACCCACGATGTAAACCTCGCCGAAGAGATCCTCGATATCGACCGGGGATTCATCCGGAAGCAGTGTTGACCTCTTGCACACGAGGGTCAAGCTATACCCGTTGCCCACCGCCGCGTCGTCGGTGATGGTGATGTCCAAGTCTTGATCCGGTGGAAGGCTCAAGTTCAAGGCTTCGTTTTCTCCAGCGGTCAGTATTCCAAGAATCTGACAGATTTGGATGCCGTTCGCAAAGAACGTGACGTTTTTACCCAAACCTGGCGCTGTTTCACACGTCGCGTATGCCCGCTCGATCACGAACCCTTCCGGCATCTCCTGGTTGCTGAACACCTCCACACCACCAGCAACAGCGTTCAAGTTGTGGTAGAAAGACAGCGGGAAGTATTCGTTCGCCTCGAAGTCTGCTTGGTTGTCGTTCACCTCGAACACGAGGGTTAACTGGTATCCATTCGCCGCACCTGAATCGTCGGTGAGAGCGATGTCCATGTCCGTGTTCGCTGCAACGTTGATCGCGAGTCCTTCAGCTTCTGCCGCGGTAACTGCTCCGGTCAACACGAGGATTGCGACAGCGTTAAGGGTGAAGGTAATCGTCTTACCAGCACCGGGAGTCGTCTCGACCGTCGCGTATGCACGTCGGAGGGTCACGCCCATGGGCATCTCGAAGTTATCGAACATCGCTCCAGCAGCCGTGTTCAAGACGCGTTTGAACGTCACCGGGATGAACCGGTTCCGAACGTTACGCATCTTGGTAAAGCGAACAGTTGCTCCAGGACGGGTGTTCAAGGTTGGAATGGTGGAGAGCAACGTACCAGCGGAATCACGAATAGTGACGTTCCCGATGGTCTGGTTAGCTGCCGCCACTGCCATGAGTCCCTTGATCTTGTATTGGAACCCGGCTGGCGCGGTGACAGAAACCGTCTTCGCTGCTGCTCCGGCAGTCGTCTGCGTTGCGGTAAGAATGTCAGCGACCGGTAGGCGTTCGATCTCGCGACCCTTGGGAAGCGGGATATTACCACTTGCTGCGCTTGGCATGTTATGTTTCACCTCTATGCTTTAGCGTTCAACAGCGTGTAGATGATCCAGGGGCGCTTCACGACTACACCGAACGCGGTCTTGATCTGCCATTCTTGCATGTCCTTGAACGTGTCGTATGGCTTGGAGTCAACTGTTGGAGGCCGGAATACCACCGTGTTGCCGAGCATGTCACCCCGCTTGAACACGTATGCGTCGTGGTCGAGGAGTGGCACTTGGAGGCTGTGTTCGTCGTTCGGATCCGTGAGAACCGTCGCGTTCGAGATGTACACGTCGAGCCCACATAAACGTCCGATGCGAGCTGCCGCGTCGCTGTTCGCTGCTGGCTGTTCGATGCCGTTAAGCGTGCCGGTGTCGAAGACTTCCTTCGCGCGGTCACCCATGCGATCCCATTCCTTCGCTTCGACGTTCTTCTGGAGAGCGCCGCCGAGTTCCGCGCCGAGGAGAAGCGTGTCTGGAGGGATCTTGCTGTACTGGGTAACGCGGTTCTTCGCGTCGATCAAGTGATCACGGATGCTCGCTGCACCACCGCCGCCGATCCAGTTGCGACCACCGACGTTGAGATTCGTCCAGAGCTGTTCCATGCGAGCCGGGGTGATGATGCGGTTCGTGATGATCGCTTGGATACGCTCGAACTCCAGCCGGAGGGCAAGGCGCGTCGAGAGATCGTTGATCTGGTTCTGCGCGAGGCTCATGACTGATACCGGGTCTGCGAAGCCGGAGATAGACGTGCGCTGCTTGAAGAACTCGGTTCGGCCAGTCTGCTCACCATATTCAAGGTGCATCAACGTGCCTTCCTCGTTCTCGCCCGTTCGAGGGGTCATCCCACCAACAGCCCCGTAACGATACCACTTGAACACGTCAAGCGATGTCGGGGTCACTGGAAAGAAGTCCTTCGCAACAAACTGTCCTTGAAGAGCCTTAACAACCCAGGGCATGACTTCCTCCTTCTGGAGGAGCCGTGTCGTTCCTAGTGTGTATGCCATGTGTTTTCACCTTAGCATTTCAGCTCGATCAAGGCCATTGGCGAGACAGTCGCGGTCGTCCGGATCGCAGCCGGTGACGTGGCGGATTTACCGACAGTGCACGGGCGGATCATGTCATCCCAGAACTCGATCAACAAGTGGAGAATGTCTCCAGCGTCCATCTGTATGAAGTTATGGATTCCCGGATGTCCTTCGGAATTGATACCTTGGAACGTCTCAAGTACCATCGAAACACCGGCTGCCGGGGCTCCATCTGCTTCTATCTGTTGGAACACGTATGTCGGACCGCTCTGATCCCGGTGGATCGCGTTAAGAATCTCTTTCCCGTTCTCGAAGTATTCAGAGTCCATCGGGAAGAAGATCGGCGCTCCAGCAACGTGTTGCGTCGAGATCACGTCGTTATCAGCGACAGCAACAAAGAGTCCCCAAGCGAGTTCGATGTCTGCTTCTTGACCAGCGGGGCCTAGAACGAGGTCGTACACGATACGCCGGATCAAGTAGTACGCGGGAACACCACCCGTGGTGATGCTGATCGTGTCGCCAACTTGAAGGCCAAAACCACCAGCAATCGTGTCGATGTGGATTTCTCTCGTTCCAGCAGCATAACCACCGGGAGCGTTATCAACCGCCGCAGTCACTGCCGTCTTGATCGCAATCGTGTACTGCTTCGCGATGTGCTGACGGATAACGTCGGTTCCTTCGTTTGCAAATGCTGGCGCGTCGTCTGGCATGACCATGTGGCCGCGAACTACCAGCTCGTGACCAACCGGCATAAGGACTTCCGCGTTCTTCTCGAGGATCGTCTCCCACATTTGATTGAACTGGGGGTTCAGCGTGATGCCCGCATACTTCCAATAGACATCGTGGAGGAGCAACGAGCAACCGCGATCTGCCGTCATGTAGACCATGAACGCGTCACGGTCGAGAGGACGCAGAGGCCAGCGCCGCAACACCGTGTCGATGCCGATATCTTGCTGGAACTGGTAGTTATGGGTCGTGCTGCCCATGTCTCCGATGAGGCGCGGGTCTTTCCGGATCCACGCGGGCTTCGTGCTGTTCGTCGGGTCCCAATCCATGCGATAAGGGTCAACTGCCATTTTACATTATCTCCTGGGTTTTCTTGAAGTCCAAGACGAGTTCGCCGTTGCTGTTCTGGCTGAAGGCCGCTGCCGCTGCTGGTCCCGAATTCGGCCCGGTCGTCGGTAACTGCTGGCCGTGGAGTTCGAGGAGCCGCTTCGTGCGAGCTACTTCTTTCAGCAAGGACGCCTCGGATTCCTTCATCAAGGCTTCCCGTTCTGCTTTATACTGCTCCGATTCCTTCTGGTAACTAAGAGAATAGAGGATCGATTCCACGAGGGGAGAGATAACGGCTATCCGCTTCTCCTCCTTCAAGGTGTCGATCTCCTTATCCTTGCCAGCGAGAATGCCGTTAAACGTCTCGACCTTCTTGCTGAACTCGGCAATCGCCGCGTCCTTCTCCGCGATCTTGGTCTTCAAGAGTTCGGTAGCGCCGGAGAACTCCTTCTTGACCTTGTCGAGATCCGTGGTAAGGTTCGCGATGATCGTCTCCTTGTCCTTGATGGCAATGGAGCTGTAATGTTCAACGATCTTCTGTACATCTACTGGGGGTGCTGACATTGCGTATTGCCTCACGTTAGATATCGAACACGGGTCGCACGCGGGGGAGCTGGTTATCGTGAGTTCGCGCGGGTAGAAATGGCGCTTCTTGGTGTAGTTCACGATACCGATGCTGACACCCTTGTACTTCCTCTGCTCGACGGGTAGTTTCTGATCTTCTACTAAGTCTTTCCGTAACTGTAACTCTGAATCCGTGTCGCCAAATATCTCCGCCTTCGCGAAAGGAGCATCCGCTTTATCATCCCAGTAAACTTCGAGGACTTCACCGACTACTGCGGATGGGTCGATCTCCGGGACTTGATGCTCGCCGGAGAAGGCTGCGATGCGGACTTCCTTTCCTTTAAGGCGGAAAATGTCCTTCACAAGCATGTCCTTGGGGATAAGCGTGTCCACCATGACCTGGGCGGTGATGATGAACTTACCCGCGTCCTCCGATACGGAGAATGTAGATACTTGTAAAGTGGAGAGATGGGACATTGTGCTTAATGACGTGAATTTTCTTTATAAGAATTTTGATGGAGACGCAAAAACTTAAATACGAGAATGCGTATATACCAATTATGGCAACCAAGAACTATTTAGAAATGCAATGCATCAACTGCGGAAGCGACATATTCCACATCCAAAAAAGACATGAAGGCGATAGCGAGAAATATGTTTGTGCTGCTTGTGGCCATATTCATTTAGATGAAGTTGAGGGCAGATGGATCAATCCAACTTAGGAAGGAGGTGAAAAAAAATGGTGACAAAGAAAGACGTGACGGATAAATTAATTGAAAAAATGTACGAAATTTTAAACCAAGATTTAGAAAAGGTAAGCGGGATAAAATATCTCTCTACATCGACAGCAGATGCAATCAATACACTCGCAAACACGTACCAAACACTCATAACATCGGAATTCTAATACCAACCTTCCTCTTCTTTTTTATCCAAATACTTGTTAACTGTCTTCGTGCTTATGTCCAACTGCTTCGCTACATACCCTTTATTAAACTTCTCGCAGAGTTTAGGTATCTCTTCTTGTTTCTCCTTTGATATCGGCGTGTTTGGCGTCATCCTTTTCACCATAAAAGTGTTTAACAGCTTTCGCTAGAGCCGTCGCGTCATCCAACCCCTCCTTCTTGAACATCCTAACCGCATCGCATAATGTACACTTTTTATCGATCATAGGTTGTTTATCGCCTCGTTTATTTTCCACCCTATCATCCAGAACATGACTGCTTCGGAACGGTCGTATGGCATCCGGATAAAAGAACGGGATGGTATGTACTTCACCACCGCAGTTTTCTTCTTCATGTACACCCCTATCTTTCTCTGCCTAACCTCCTTAGCCCGGCTTGTTATACCAGTGTCTATCTTGAGCGGTCCTCCAATCTTGACGGATCCATTCGGTGTCGCCGCGCCTTCCCGCTTCCGTATCTTGAAATCATCGAGGCTCGACCATCCCTTCAAGGCGCGCTTATCCAGGCCTCCAGTGATTATCTCCTTTATCGGATGCGTCTCCTCCACGTTCTCCTCTAACTCGAAGCCTCCGAACTCGTGCGTGTAGCCGCGATTAACCAAGTCCCATTTACCCGGCTTCCACGTGTGCATGAACTTGTGCATGACGTTATAATCAGAAAACAAACCGATATCAAATACCGTGTTCATTGGAGCATACGTGAACGTCCCGAAGAATCCCCATCTAATTGGTTGCTGGCGTATCCCGTTTCTACCGCCTTGTAACCCGAATGAAAGCGTCGGGCTGTTATCCCGGACTTGTATGGAGTCGCGCATCGTGTAAAACTCCTTCAAGATGCCGGTAGGGTCTGGCGCTTTCTCCTTGATTTTCTTGTCTATGGTCTGCTGCGATAGTTTTTTCCAGCCGGGACCATTCTGCGCGAAGGCTTGCATGATATCGTGGTGTAACCAATCCGCCGCATTTTTAACGCCTTCACGTGCTGCTTCCTTAACGCGAACGGTTGCATCGTGCAACCACGAGCTGATATCATCGTCTATATCAAGTGGAACTGCTTTTCGCCGCCGGTTTAGCTGCTGGTTTAGCCTTCGCTGCCATCTGAGCCTTCTGTAACTTCCCCTTCATTTCATTAGCTTCTGCTTCCATCTCGGACTCCTTCACGAGGCCGCGGCGTAGTATCTCCTTGAGCATCAGCTCCGCGAGCCTACCGCGAGTCTGCGAGCGCTGGAGCAAGAAGAGTTCGTTAGCCATCTCCTCTATCTCCTCGACCGTCGCGTTCTCCAAGTTGCGTATGATCGTTTCTAGCGTGTCGGGATTGTCCACGGAGTTCTCCGGGGTAAACGCGGCCGGGTTAAGCATGTTATCCTCGCCGGTTCCGATGAGATCTCCCATCTCCTTTACCAGTCCTGGCGAGCGCGTCTTACCCGTGGAAGCCGTCATCGGTGGGTTGGGAGCAACTGTTCTCTTCTCGGCCATGACTGCTTCCGGAGATCCAGATCCACCACTCTGTCCAGCTACGAACGCTCCGCCAGTCCTCGGGTCTTTCCGGATGTGGCGAGCAACGTGTTGCCCCTTGACGAGCCCGTATTGAGCAAGAACCGCGTCTATGGATGATAGAAGCCCGCTGACGTTTTCTTTTCTATCCTGGTTATCTTTTAGTATGTTTCCTATTGGATCTGGTTTTTCTGACATTATCTAACAACCTCTTGAAAGCATCTGCAATTACCGTTCCAACAAATCTTTCCATTTCTCATCGTGAGCATAACATGGTTCTTCTCCAAATCAACACAATAAACAAAATCATCGTAATCGACAAGTTCTGCCTTTGGTAAAGCCCTCTGAGAAGATGTAAGAACGGAAACAATAAACATGCCACAGCAATTGAAAGTTCCGTTTCTAAACGTGCATACTTTTGGATGTTGGTATCTAACCGACGCTGAAAAACCCGCTTTGAATAAAACCTCGACCAAATCCGACATCATTTTCTTGCTTGATGTCGTGATAACACGCGATTTATCTATCCAGGTAACACCCCTAAAACAACTCACTTCGTTTCTAACAGAACCATCTCCAAGTATGTAAGCATCTAGAAAAATATTCAAAAGGTCTTTTGGAGCGTTTTTAATTATATCTGGAATATATTTTACTCGCGCCTTTCCAAATCTAACGAGGTATTCTCCAAGTGGTTTTCCATTCATACCGATATAGTCGATTGCTCTATATGCTCCTATATTCATTGAATTAGCGCAATTCCATATCTTCTCGTAGTTATTTGTTTTTGATTGCGTTATTTTAATCATGTAACTTTTTTCGGTTCGTTTTGTCGTGCTTCCTTCCGAAAGATAATATCCCATAAATTCAAAAAATAAATCTACTTTAATCTCGATTCCATTTATAGATATAAATCCACTATTCTTTCCATCAAGAGACAAGAAAGACGGGTTTACACCAATCCACTCCGAGGAACATTGAATATGTCTTTCTGTTTTTATTCCTTTTGCTTTTTCAAACCCAAACTCGACAAGAGATCTATCATTTTTATCATCTCTCTTTCCAACATACACGTCGTGATCTGGAGTTACAAGAATATCCACGGTTTTCTTAGATTTAAAAGAAACCATCTTTCCAATATAAGGATACTCTATCTTCTTCTTTATTTTAACCCATTCTGGTATATTCGTGTTAGGATCAAGAGAAAACACCATATCTGAATCAACGATGTCTGGAAACGTTAAAAAACCTCTTTTCGTGAGTATCATCGTATCCTTATCGTAGCAATTCGGGTGAACCGGCGAGTTCGTTATCGGTTGCCCTCTAAAAGAAATGAAAGGTTTCCCTATCTCCACCACCTTCCCGTCTATAGAACCACAGAACTTACACACGCGCTCGTCGTTCTGCGTCACCCATCTCCACTCTTTCTTTCCGGAGTTAAGGAACGCCTCTTTCTCCGCTATGGATATGGTGCGGATAACTTCCGTCCGCGCTATCTGCTCTGCTTGTGCTTTGCTTATCGCGCCGAGATACTTGATACCTTTCACGAGTTTATCCCACGAAAGAGTCCCGCCTCCAAGGAAACGGGCGAGTAATAAGGCAACGTTATCAAGATACCGCTGCTGGACTGATTTAATCAAAGTGACGTTAACGTGAGCGAGTTCCAGCATCGTTCCCTTGTTTATATATTGTCCGGTAGAACCGCGGCTACCCTTCGGAACCTTCATTTGATTCAAGGCTTGTACGACGCCATGTGTCGCTTGATATTGGATAGCTCGCGAGATAACCATTCTATCGGCGAGGGATACCTTCGTGTTAAGTCCGCGCATAAGCTTCTCTGAGGAATAACTCCGATCCACTGCAAAATCGGTGATAACGATTTCAACAGACGTTGCTTCCTTGACATTGTATTGTAACACCATGTTTACTTCCTTGACGTAGTTTCCAATGATGCGCTTCAAGTCCCCCGCATAACTATCGCGGAGAGAACGGGAATTACTTGGATCGTCTCTATTCAAACATTATTCGCCCGGTTCGGCGCTGCTTGAGCCGCCGTCTTGTCTATCTCGTCACGTACTTTCTCCATCTCCGTCATCGGGTTCTTTATGCGTAAGAACGATGGCGGGATTGGAGGCTCCTCGGCAAGCATCTCATCGAGTCCGAGCATCATCCGGCCTTCGGGAGTCATCTCCGGCGGGAGTGGTTCGAGCTCAAGGCCGATGCGGTTGCCGTACATGCGTAGTTCGTTCGTGGTAAGGGCTCCAGCTCCTTGGTATGAAATGAGCGTGTTCAAGAATTGTGCAGCGTCCTCCTCGCGAATCTTGGAGAATGCTATGCTTATAAGTTCAAGGTCTACCTTCTCGCCGGTTTCCTCGTAAAGGACATCTTGGATAACAAACCGGAACGTGTCTGCTATGGTCTGACGGACGCGCTTGACGATTATCCCGACGTTAGCGTTAATCTGCCCACCAGTGCTGAGCGAGGTGGTTCTCCCTTGTACACCGCCCGCCGTGATGCTTGCCATCGGAATACCGAGGCCATAGGCGATCTCCTCGTCAAGCTGGCGGAACATCTCACCGAAGTTGATGCTCTTGTCGGATATCTCTACCGGGGTTATCTCCCACCCGTCTGAAAGGATTATCTTTTGGCCGTCCACCCCGACGTTATATTCCTCACCCTCTATCGCGAAGCAATCTCCAGCTCTAAACTTAGCGACTAACTTAGATATGTTTCTTAGCTTGGCTTGGAACTTCGCGTCATCTGCATCACGGACGTAGTTCCTCGGAACCTTGACGATGAAAAACGGGAACGTCCCTTTCTCAACGAAAATATCCTGGAGGTATCGGAGCTTGAACTTTGAAACCACGAGCTGGAGTACCGTGTTAAACGTAGCGTTCTGATACACGTTAAAGTAGTAATACTTGTCACTAGGGATATGAACCCATCCCTTGTCTATGTTCTGGCCAGCGCTGGAGAAGTTACCCTCCCACCAATGCCGAGCTGGAGCCCATTTATCAAATTTATCGCGAGATTCTGGTAGGTCGTTCTGTATGCGCTGCCACTGCATCAGCTTCACCCAATCGTAGTAGTCGTGGTGTACTCGGGTGTAGCTGCGAGGGTCTATCCATTTCATCATCACCTTTCCTACTTCCTCTTGTGGAGACACCGGGTTATACCCGATAAACTTGTACCATGCCGATCCGCCGGTCGTCCGACAATCCCGCATGAGGTGAGGTATCACCCAGTTATCAACGGTCTTGCCGCGATTATCGCCAGAAGCTCCAGACGGTGAGCGCAACCACCTATCCACGCGCTGCGTGTATTTCGTATTCTCCGAACGTCCAGTGTAGTCCTCGAAAATCTTCACCTTGAGCCCGTCGCCTATCACCATCGCGTCAAATATCTGTGTTAAGATGGCAACCGCCGGATCCATGTCGTGGAAGTAGACGTTTGTGTTCTTGGTAGGATTCACGTACCATTGACGCATCTCGGCTAAACGCGGCACGATGACGTAAGGCTCGAATATGTAGTCCATGTCCTCTTGTCCAAGTTGCACCAGATTCTTGAACGGGTTCTTATCCATAGGAAACATGGTATAGTCGGATTGTACGTTGTTGAAAACTGATACAACTTTACCCACGCTCAAGTCTTCGATCTCTTCGGCCATAATACTTGAGTTAAGGTCGATCATATATTTAAAGATCGGCGAAAGATTCAAATAAAAGTTAAGCTAATATTAACATAACATTTTGTTAATGTTTTGTAAACATTCTTGGAAGGTGCATAAACACGGATAGTGACTTTATACTCGATATAATAAACAAAACAAAAAAAGGAGTTGAAATTGCAAAAGAGAGAGGTCTCACCACTGGTTATATCTCAAGCGTTAAGAGAAACGTCTCTATTATGAAATACGAACCGGTTATTGTTGATGGGCATCTTGTTTGCACAAAATGCAAAAACAAAAATAACAAAAATCTTGTTTTTCATCACATCCATTCAACTGGTGAAATAATAGCAATTATCTGCACAAGTTGTAACCCTAGATTAGGGCAAGAATCTGATTTAAAAGAAGCGTCTCTCAACAAGTCAAGAATTGAAGGTTCATATGAAAAACCTCAACCGGTTGTTTATGTTCCTCCGAAATACGCGTGGATATTCGAGAAATTCACACTCGAGGAACTCGACATCCTACTGAAGGATGGAACGTCCCTCTTTGAATACATGGCCGAAACTCCCAAGTCGAAAACGTTACTTGAGTTTAACAAGAGACTCGCTGCGGTGATAGAAAAATGGTAAAACCAGGTTCACAATCTGGGGCTACACAAGAAGTCCAGAAGGTGGAAACACCAAAGGTTATACCGGTCGAGCAACCCAAGCCGCGCCCTCGCGCAGAACCCGTGGAAAAAAAGGAGAAAGTGGACACGACCTACTGGCTCAAGACCACGAAAGAGCAGCGCGATGAACTCGTTGAATTCAAGGCGATGCTCAAGCGTCTAATGAAATGGGTTCGGCTTGACCCGGAGAACGAGCAAAACATCAAGCATAACCGCCAGGAGCCCGCGTTGTTAAAAAAAGGGGTAGAGTTGATGGAGAAGATATTATAATGTAATAGCAAGTCTTTTTACGTTCTTTGAAAGTTTATCAACAGATTCTCTTAACGCCGCTTTCTTCATTGTTAACTCCAAAGAAGATAATACTCTATCTATCTCATCACAGAAATCTCCTCCGCGTCTATCCTTCATTCTGTCCAATATTTCTTTCAAATCTCCAAACGTGACAAATGTTTCCATACTTTTCACCTCCTACTCATCGTTCCACCATGATTTCTCCTTCCTCGAACTCCACCGTGTATCCAACTAACTTCCCACCCGCCTTCACGGCCATGTTCTTAGCGTACTCGTGCGGGTCGTAGCCGGTAGTCTGGTCACGTATCTTCACTATTATTATCATCTCAAAATCCACCCATGCTATCCGACTTCTGATGCACTCCGGGAAGCGGCTTGTATCCTTCCGGCAACTCGCTTTTTGTCGTTTCCTCGCTGTATTCTATCATCACGACATAATCCATATTTATCCAACGTGTCTTTCCTCTATTATCAACGATGATGAATTTATCGCCAGATGTGAACTTGGCTGAAAGCACGAAGTTGTCTATATCATCGCTGTCAAAACCAATTTTTAATTTCGTCCCTGCGTCGATTATATACACCATCAAGCATCACCTTGTCCTTCCCTATTCACCGGGTCAATCCCCATCTTCTTGCATTCTTTCAGCCTCTTCTTCTCGTTCCACCAGTGCCACTTCTTTCCCTGGGCTATGGCGATGCGCTTGGCGAACTGGAGCATCTCCGCTGGGGAGAAATAAGCGAAGGTACTGGTTGCTTCACGAGGTTCTCTGTTAGATGTCACTCTGAAATACTCCCAGCGTTCTGCTCGGTAGTTCGCGACTTTCTCCTCGAACACGACCACTTTCATATCGTGGGGTGCCTTCACCGCATTGTTAAACTCGGCCTTGGTCTTCTCAGACACTTCGCTGGTGTGGATACGCCCGTATTCCGAGACTTTCTTGTGCGCTGCGTCTATATCCTTCAAGATATCCTCTTTATTCCCTTTGAGCCAGTTATCGCCCGCTATGGACGGATCGTCCCACTTCTTAGCAACCACGCCCGCTTTCCCATTCCCACCCGTGCCCCCGCTCGGTGTTGCGGGTGTAGACTGTGATAGCGCCGTCGGGGCCTCGCGGAATGGGGTTTTTGGGGCGGGTGGAGTTGCCTTGAACTCTGCTATTCTCTCGTCCACTGCTCTTTGTATATCCTTCTTGTGAGACTCCCAACAAGCGTTGAACGGGTTAGACCCTTTCTTGTGCTTCCGCTGGCATTTCTCGCAGAAGTAAAATTCTGGAACGAGTTCACTCTCCATCATCATCATCTGGCGGTACAAGCCTCTCCGGGCATCGGATTATAAAATCATTATGCGCTGGGTCTGTCAGTGTTATCCCGTATTCGGCCAGGATTTCTGAAAGAAACAAGGGGTTTCCCTTGCAGTCTCCGAAGTCTAAAACGCAGCCATCGCACGCGTGTTCAACTTGAATCTCTATTTTCTGCTTCATGTTCATTCACTCGTCTTTAGATGTACCACAGCATCGCTATACGTCAAGTTTGGCTTACGAAGGCTTCCGAAAAACGAGCAAGCCGTGCACTTGTAATTCAAGTTCAAATAATACTTGTCCTTGCTCTGCTTTCCAGTTTTATCGTCGTAGTCCAAGTAGATGCTCGCGTTTTCAAGGAGCATTGTTTCCGAACAGTATGGGCACTTCATCGTTTTACACCGGCAATCTGATCTGGAGTCACTGTCTTGATAGTTGTAACACTTTTCTTGCTTGTTTCATCGATATACCACTCGGCGGAGCAGAACACGCACTCCACCACTTTATTCGCTTTATCCACGTGGTACTTGTTATTCATGCACGTCGGACATTCAAAATCCTTGATAGTAACCACGGCACGCTGTAACGAGAACACCGTCTGCGGCCTACCGCGACCCACCGGGTCTGAATACCTCGGATATTTTCGCACCTTCTCTTTATTGATGAGCTTCTTTATCGCGTCAAAAATCGTGGTGCGTCTCGATATATTCCCGGACGTGTTCAGCGTCGTCCCGTATAACCCCTTGGTGATGTCATCGCGTGTCATAGGACCGCGTTGCAGTACATCCATCACGTCTAGCTCCAGCGGCGTGTAAGAGAGGTGATCTATCCCGTTCTTGAACTTCTCGTGGATCTTGACGCGGAAGTAGTATAGACGCTCCCGCTGGAAGCCTATGTTCTTGTACTTGTCCCAATCCACCTCGCACTTCTGGCAGCAACACCGGAAAACCATGTTCGTGTACTTCTGATAGGCAAAAGAACGGCCACACGCGTCGCATTTCTTGATAACGTGTAGGTTTGTCGCCTTCAGTGTATCCGGGTTGATCCGGTCGTGTCCGAAGTCACAATCGCGAGCTGGTATCGGGATTGTTATATTTTGAGGCTGTACCGTGTCATTGCTTTGCATTTCTCGCACCTCTTACCGAGACTCTTCGTTTCACCCTTGTTATCTACCTGGGCCTTGAACCACTGCTCCACGAACTCGCCGAGGTCCGACAAAGGTGCTTTACACCGCGGGCACACGAGATCAGCGTGGGGACACATTATCCACTTGTTTGCGAGTATCACCACGTTGAACTCCCCTTCGCCCACCTCCACTTGGGAGCCGTCTATATCACCTATGAAGCTGTTGACGATCTGGTATATCTCCTTCTGAACGTCAAACTTCACGAGTGCTTTCTTGCTTACCTTCAGCCGATCATTCACGTACTTTGTTAGGCTTTTCACCAGGGCTTCTACTTCCATTTTTTTGCATCTCCATTATCTTTCTATTGTCTTCTGCTATCGATTCGTTGAGAACTTTCATGTTTGACCACATCGGGAACGCGTGGTACATCCCGATAACGAAATTGACGTACATCATTCGCCGCGCGCCGTTATCCATCTTGAGCTTGGCCTTGTAAAACAATTCCTCTGACTTGAAACACGCCATCAGCTTTAAAAGGTTATCCTTGATGTTCTGCGAGTCCCGTGGATGCCCCTTCTTGAAACAAGACTCCGGGCACTTGTGATCAGCCACTATCGATGGTTTCCCGCCGTTTTCACCCTCTTTGTATTGATATGGGAACACGCGGCACGAGATCGGGCGCTCGTTGTATATTGAGCACTCGTTCTTGAGATTGTTGAAAAACACGCAATCCAGCTTCTCCTTATCGTTAACAAGGGCTAAAGACGGGTTTATCTCGATCATCACCTTCTTGTACGCGTCGGACTTGAACTTCCCCTTCGCGACGAAATCCTCTTTCCTATCCAGGAACAGCGCCGCGGCTCCAGTCGTGCGAAATACTTGGACTCCCATGCTCGACAATAGAATCCCGGCCTCGTTATCCATCCACTCGCGGACATCCGTGTAAAGAAGGTTGATCCCGATGTCAAAGTGCTTCTCGTTACAACATTTACCGCATTGGTCACACGTGAAGATCTCCATCGGTAGTGTAGGTTCTTGTAGACGCCGTTGCTGAGACTTTATGTAGTTCGGCATCAGTTTTATCCAGTCCAAGACGGTTGGCATCAAATCTCCTCGTTAAAGTATGCTTGTAACTCAAATGGGTCTAATTCCCGCTTGTTATGGTAGTTTTCATGTGCTAACTTGTTGTATAACTCAAATCCGAGAACTTCTGCCTGGATAACGTGGGTTAACTCGTGTCGGAGTGTTTTCTCCCAGTTAACCTCGAATATCATCGCGATCTTGTGCATGACATCCTCCGTGAAGTGAAATCCGCGCCTTGGACGCGTTTCCTTCAGAATCGGGTTAAACACACCATCCTTGATGTCAAAATACGTCTCGAACGCCTTTCTCTCCCATAATTCAATGTAGATAGGGTGATATGCGATGTGTGTCTTTCCGAGAAGTTTTTGAGCGTTATCCGAGATGATTCTCTTTATATCATTCTGGTTAACCGCGTCAAGAAGTATGTTTACTTCAATATTCGGTTGAACATCGCAATCTGCATACCCCATCGTCTTGTAGAGGTTTCCGGTTGTTGATTTTGCTCCCATGCACATAGTTATCCACCTAATCCTTGCGAGTGTCCTCCGCTGCCGAATAACCATCGTCGTATCCTTCATTTCTCGCAGCTTCTATGGCCGCGTCGATCTTGCTCTCGAAAGATCTCACGACGTTATCCCAATCAAAATCGACAGATATCGTGAATTCAGTCCCGCTCTTGTTAGCTTTAGTCAAAGACACGATGCTATCACGGTACTCGCTCAAGTAATCCGACAAAGCATCCGTAATCTCCTCTTTAAGGTTTTTGTCCATTTTATTCACCGTAAGGCATTGCTTTCGTACCATCCTCGTTCATTAGGAACTGTTTCAAATGCTGGTTTGATCCCATCTCGTCCAGCACGTTCTTATCGTCCTCGTACACCCGTATCTCGTAGGAGACGTTGCTATCAGCTAGAACCACGCCCCAGTTGTGGTAAAGCTTCACTAGAGTCTCGGCCTTCCGCTTCACGTAGTCGTCATACGATTCCTTTCGCGTGGGGAACGTGTCATCCCACTTCACGCTCACGAAAGACCACTTCTTCTTGAGAGAATCCACCTCGCAGAAAAGTTCGTAGACGCGCTCCATCGTGACATCTTTATGCTCCGGGAGGCGACCGGTGACGATTATGTTCACGTCTCCATACCAACCCGCCCGGTTTTTCACGAACCAGGGCGTGGGGGCGAGGTGACGTAACATACCAAGAAATTCCTCCGACAAGGCGTTCGCATTCTTGTTATCGAGCTGATCCCACATCGGGTCTCGCACGAACATCGTCTTATCAGCGTCTATAAAACTAACTTGGAATTTGCTCATACAACCACTCTCGTCAGTATCGCCGACACGTTCCACGCGAAAAACCATAGCATCTGCACGAACACCGAAATCCACGACCTTTCTCGCTTGTTTTGTGCTTCGATGCCGCCTATCGCTATCCGCTGCTTTTTATCCCGTTTGAAGCATAGAACGGCGAAAACCGTCATCATCATCGCCCCGCACGCGTATATTATCCACCCGATTGGAGAAAGCGGTAGATTGGCGACAAACGGGGAGCCGCTGAGGTTTAGGATAGTGCCCAGTATACCCAACGTTTTCAATTTATCCAACACTCACACCTTCAAATTCTTCTCAATTAGCAACGTCCCGCATTTCGTGCAGAAAGTGTCGTGTACGCTCGTGTGCTTGCAACGCGGGCATTCCAAGACAATACACATTATCTTCGCTCCGCAATCTCCACAATAATCATCCTCATCTCGCACGGTTCCGGATGTAACTATCAAGGCGGGATGACAACCGGGATTAGAGCATTTCAACTTGTACTCCATCATGTTCAACTCTCGTCTAAATTCTATTCCTTGAGCCAATCTGGGCTGGTTCCTTCCTCGGCGCACTTCCGGTAGTCCTTGAGGGCTGAACGGAGGATCTTGCTGAGGTTGAATGCCCTGGGCATCGTTTGGAGCCAGCTATAGTCATCTTCGGTGACCGTGAAGGTCAAGTGCTTTGATTTCGTCTGTTTTTCCACTTCTACTTGCTCTGCCATGGTTTATCGCTTCTTTGCTTTCAATATCAAGGAGAATAGGAATCCACACGCCATGCCGAGCATGAAGGTCAGCATTTGATAATCAATTATCGTGGAATCCATATCAACACATCCTTGTTTATATCTTGTATTACATAAATAAAAACATTGCTATGTAGATGGTCGTTTCCCGTGCTTCGGCCCGCAACACTGGCATTCCGCCACTACTTTACCATCTACCACCAGGACGTTCTTGCAGTCATAACAATCGTCCATAGTAGAATGCTCGTGATCCACGCACAATGGGCACACGCCGCCATAGCCGGGGATGATGGCGAACATCGTGAACTGCTGGCGATTGTACTTTTCATCCATCGAATTCAATCCTCTCTATAACCCCTCCGGAAGGAGTAACTACCTTGAAATAACGCTTCTTTCCTTCAAGATCTCCTGGTTTATGCTCATCGTATATACTGTAACCAAGATCCTCCAAAACCGCTGAAACTGCTGACTCAAATGCTTGTTGTCTGTTCATTTTGCCTTCACATCTTTTAAAACTTCTATGCTATATTGTGTTGCTGGCGTAGATGTTCTAATATAATCAAGATATCTTTCATCTTCTGGTAGCACGATATCTCCAAACGATATTCGACCTATTCTATCTCCCGTCTTGTACGAGCCTTCCATATCTGGCTTGACTTCAAAAAACTCACCACTTTTACCGGAAAGGTCTCGTCTAAAAGCAAGGCAATTACCAAACCACGATGTACATTCATCGTTACCGATAATGTGTATATAGATGATTTGTACCATCTTACCATCAATGCTAGCGATGACGTTAAATTTTCTACCATCTGACATAAATAACTAAATACACAAACAAGTATAAAAAGATTGTGGTAAGGCGGGGCTCCGGCGGAAGGCCGAATGGCCTAAAAAAAGGAGTTGTGTGTTTGAAAAAGAACTATCTATGCGTGCCGGAGACCCCGCCATGGTTTAATCACAATCGACGTTATCGAGCCTATTCTTGAAGAGTGTGAGCATCCCGTGGAGGTGACGATCCAGAATATCGTTGATATGTCTCTTGTTTTTTTCCTCGTACTTTTCAACGAGAAATCCGACTTCTCCACCATACCCGTGGTCGTTACATATCTCCGGAGGGCACAAGCACGCGCTACACTCGTTCTCAAAAGCATCCAGGCAAAACGGGCACGGGGATAGTATCTGTTCCCTACTTCCTTCATACCACTTCTCGTCAAGGCTCTCCTGGAGCAGCCGCTTGATGTAGGCTGAAGGGTCTTTAAAGAATTCAATGAATTTTTCGTTCATACATATCACCATACTTACTAAAATAATATACGCAAAATAAGTATTTAAGTATTGCGGTAAGCCCTTTCGCGGAGTCGAACCGCGCATTCCCGGCCTAGGATACGGGAGTCTTCACCCGGAGAAGGGCGTGGATTAGAAGACCGCACCAGGCCTATGGGTCACCAGTAACGTCGTAGGCCCGGTTTTACGGTATGATGCGGCGTTCGTGGTCTGTAGGCGAGGATTGGTCTAATACTTACTACGATAAACAAGTATTTAAAGATTTCCAAGAATACATGATGGATTTTTTATCGCGTTCCATATCGCCCTGGAAACCGGTGGGCACACGGCGTTCCCTATTTGCTTGAACTGCTCAGACTTTTTTCCAGAGAACTTATACCATTCTGGGAAACCCATAACCCACGCACAAAAATCAACGGTGACGATCTCTCCAAAAGATCTTGGTTCGTCTGGTGATTCTAACAATGATTTTGCAGCTTCTATCAATTTAAACTGATCTCCAGCTACAGCGCAATGACATCCGGCTCCAGCGGTGATTGTTGGTAAAAGTTGGTTTAGTTTGACAGTCATGCGCTCCTTATCTTCTTTCCCGTGATAATATCCTCGCATTTGTGCTATCGGGGTTTTTATCATTTTTTTTAAATTCTCTGCCGCCGGATACCCACGATCCCGTTCGTATCCGAAGAACTGAATTCCATTGGTTTGTGGTGTTGGTATAACAGCAGACGAGTGTTTTTTATCGTCACTAAACCATTTTTCCCCATTATATTGTTTTTTCACGATATCTGGGTAGTTTCCAGCGAAAAGGCGGTTCCTAACGTGCGGTAGTCCGACATCAGATGCTTTTATGAATCTCTGAAGATGTTTCGATATAAGGCCAGTTTTCACGGCTCCCGGTACTTCCTCCATGACCCACCAGCGCGGCTTAAGCTCGTTAACCACGTCAAGATATTTTTGTATGTGTTTCGGGTCGTTATCCTTGAATCTATTCGCCGTGGAGTGTGGCTGACAAGGTGGAGACCCAACGAGTATATCCACTTTACCTACCGTGGAGAGATCAAGCAACATTATGTCTGTTTTTATTATCTCGCCTTTTATGTTGTTTTTATATGTTTCCAGGGCGACTTCCCAGTTATCCACACCGATAAAGGTGTTTCCCTTGTCAAGGAAGCCGCAACTAAACCCACCGGCTCCGCAGAAAAGGTCAAGTATTTTCATATCACATCACCGAGCGCGTTCCATCCGGGAGTATAACAAACACGGTTTTTCCCTTCTTTCTAGCGTGTCTCACCGTCGTCCACGTTCCACTACGGAGAATCATGTTATATTCCTTTGGAGTTGCTATCATCACGTCAACGGCGTCTATTATATCATCATCACGGGTGATGTAAGGCTTCGGTGGTAACACGACATCGCCATTACAGAAAGCGCGGTTAACATCTTTAACTGGAGGATGTATCACGACACGTATATTCTCGCTCCTGGACAACTGGTGGAAGTCCGCATCAGCGCCAATGCAATCCCCGTGGTGAACTTCGCTTGGTTTGTGTTCAACGAGCATCCTTCTCACTTCATTCCATTGCATGCGTGTCATTCCTTTTCGAGTGCCGGTGAAGCCGATTTTGACCATTTATCTAATCACCGGGAACTTTCCCATCTCCATCTTTCTATCGATAACGCGTCTAAACAAATCACTCACGATAAGCTCCCACATCGCTTTATTCTCGATAGCGTTCATTCCGACTTCCATCCTATCACGTATAACCCCTATCTTGTTATTGGCTGCTGGTATGGGAGTGGAGAGCATTATCTCGATGTTCATGATATCCTGGCGCTCACAATTATAATCCACTTCCTTTATGTTAAGACGTTCCTTATACTCGTTATTCCGTATGCGGATGTAGTTTTTCACGTCTCGGCCTTTAGCAGACAAGAATATTCTCATCGTGCAAGGAAGGCAAGTGTACATAATTTCTTCATATTCCCAGTCCTGGGTCGTGTCCTTCTCGTTGAAGAGGATGCAGTAATCGGCCAACTCTCGCGGCCTCCCAGCGAGTTGACATTTATCACAATATGGTTCCTGTCTGCTATGAACTTCGGGTTCTCTCATACATTATAATTAATTACACATATATTTAAGTCTTTCTATAAACAACAAACATTTAAGTTATTTTAGGATGATGATTTTATCACAAGTGCTTTTATCTCCTAGATACGGAGGGAGCCGCAGCGACCGACCAACTGGAGTCATTGATTATCTTCTTTCTAGTTATTACCTAGCTACGGTAGCTACTATAGTAAGCTACGGTGAGCTAGTATATCCTAGCTACGGTAAGCTACTAGTAGCTACTATTACTAATATATTATAACAAAATCTTAGATATCTTGTAGATGGAGCTAGAATACCCGTCTTTACTAATAACATCTATCTTACACCGTTTGTTTGGTAAAGCAGGATATTGGCATCACCAGCATACCGGAATAACCGGATTAACTCGAACTCGCTCCTAATACACCGTATAGCTATAGTAAGCAAGATATCTCGTATATTCTGTATTTGGGGCTTAACGGTGATGTATAGGATAAAAGTCCGAGGTATGATGGATATACCGAACTTGCTTATAAACTTTCCGTGATTAGCTACTAGTAGCAGAAAATAGCGGTATAAGGCCAAGATAGGCGGTAAAAAGGCCTCGCCGGAGAAAGCGCGATAGCTTACTGTAAGCGCGTAACTTGCTTATAAAGATTGTGGTAAATTAAACGAAAAGATGGATAAACCAGTCAAAGCTAGTATATAGTAGCTACTATTATACATAGCTTTCGGCGTGTTAAAGTGGCCTGGGAAGGCTTTGGGAAGGGTGGTGGGGGATAAAGCCTGGGATTTAGCCTATTTTTAAAATATTTTGCGTACAGAGAAGGAAGTGTATAAGGGGGTGGCGTCCCATGCCCCAGATTTTGTCCAAGTACCGCACCCGTGCCCTCCCCTCGTGAAGCCTCCCGTGCCGTCCTTACCAGGTGTGCATCCAATTATTCACATGGACGCATAATAGCGTATTTGTGTACACGCGCTAGTCCGTCTCCATCGACACCCTCTACCCGGAGGGGAGGCGCGTGATCGCGTCGCTCGGCGCTAACCGTCAGCGCGCCTTGCCGTTGACCGTGATCCCGTGTTGCGCGTCATTCCGAGTATCCGCGTGGGATCGCCGGTAGCGATTATGTCGCCGTGTTTTTCGGGCCGAAAAGCATCGGAGCTGGTCCCACTAAGGGGAATTTTTGGAATGTTTGGGAATGACTCCCACCGCGTGCCACAAAGGGAAAACACGCGGAATTGTTACATTCCAGGAAAAACCCTATTCCTTGCTCCTTTTCAAGAAAGGAGCATTAGGAGGGTTTTATGGAATCCATTCGTTGGTAATTTCTTCAATGCATGTATCACATATCGAGTAAAGGATCGACGTATCATCGAGGCCGTTAGGAGCTCGCATTACAGAACCACAAGATTCGCAGAGAATTTGTGCCATGTTGGGTTTTCTCGTTTTTGTGTGTTGGAATTCGTGTTGATATGTTAATAACAGTATTATCACATATAAACATATCGTGCGTTACTTATTGCTTGTAGTGAGCATATAATCAATAGTTTATAATCGGTAATGGACGATAATGTAATCCGTGGCTTGCGAGGGCCGCGATTAGCAAACAAGGACGGGGCACGGTCTCGCCAAGTCTACATAGCTGGTGCCTGGCCAGGAAGGGATTTGGTGGGGAGGAGGAGGCACGGGGAGAAGTGAAAATCTCAACCCTTCCCGTCCCCTTAAAACGCAACGCTAACCTTTAAAAATTCACTCAAATACCCTTTCAAGCACCTCGTTCAATTCCTTATATAGTCCCCTCCCCGTGAAAATCCCTTGCCTTTCCTTGCCATAACGAAGATATACCAATGCCAGCTTTCACGCGCTCATGGCCATTAGTGCCACGCGACCTAAACGGGAAAAAAAGGATAAAGAGTAAATGCGACGAAAGATTTTAATGATTGTCGAATTGATCCGGGGTGATATCATTCCATATCCATTCCGACGCGTGCACCTCGGTAAACGCGGGATATTTTTCCTCTATCTGATCGAGGATTGCCTTCATGTCATCGAATGCAACCTCGTTATCCATGTCGTCTTGCATAGCGCAAAAAACGGCCGCGTGGAGGATCGCTGCTTGTCTCTTTGAGACCTTCAAGGTGATTTGTGCCATGTGGTTTCACATTTTTGTGTATATGTGTAAAATAGAATGTATGTATTTAAACCTTTACCATAATACGTATTTGAAAAGAAAAGAGAAATGATCGGGATCGATTATTTTCGCGGCAATTTCGCTATGGTTTCACACCATTCCTTGCGCGCAAAAGGCAAGTCAAATACGATGTTAAGCTCGCGTATAGCTAGCATCCTATCCTCGCGCGGGTCATACGCGCGCATGAAAGAGCTATCACGTGTTGTTTTTGGTATATCCGTGCCAGGTTTGTAATTAATTTTCGACATTTTATTTTCCTTTTTTGTATGTTTCTATCTCTTTTGCTATTCTAAACCTCGCGGCACGGGTTGTTTCGCTATTATCACCCGTGCCATAATCATCGAAAAACGCGTTTAGGTAATGCCGACGGTCGCCTTTGTATTTACAACCGTCGCAAGCCGTTGAATCACAAACGGAGCAAGAGGTGACGGGCATTATTTTCACGCGTTTTTTTCTGTGATTATGCCATCATTGTTTTCATTCGTATTTAAGCATTTCTACACTTAATAACAATTTATCTATTCACTCATAATCGATAGCAAAATAACAAATGCTTAAATACGACACAAGAGATTTGACTCATAATACAATTTTAATTCGATGATAGCAATGAACATGGAATCTATAACCGCGATAGAGAAATACTGTAAATCTGTTGAATCCAAGCTAGCCAGCTATGTTGATTTACACATACGGCTAACAAAGTTAGCCGGGTATAGCACATGCCCGCTTTGTGAGTCGGATCTGAATAGGCAAGACACGGCCAAATTGTTACTTCTCGTTAGCGAGAAGCTGGCACAAATGCGCGCTGAGAAAGCTAATCTGGATGCAAAAATGGCTCCAGAAATAGCCAGGAAAAACGCGGAAAGGATTGAAAAGGAAAACAAGGAACGGTTAGCCCGCGATTTATACATTGAATCACATAAATCCTTGTTTGCGAAATTGCTGAAACAATGGCGCGCTGATCAACCTAATTTTACCCTCCCGGACATTCCCGTCGAGGAACGGGCGTTATGGAACCGTGCGGTTAACTTTTATGCTGCGTCTAGCGCCACCCGGTCTGACATGGAATGCGAAATAGTCGAATTTGAATTTGAAGTCTAATTTTACCTCCTTTTTTCTCTAATACATATTAACCTAAAACTATAAATACTCAAACAAGCAATAATTTATTATCACACAAAAAAAATGGTCACCAAAATGGAAACCTTCAATGTAACCTTCAAGGATGGATCCGTGAGAATTGAAACCAATATTGAATTGGGAGCTAACGAATTACAGTCAATATTGGAGAAAATTCAATCTTTCTGGAATTACAAATACGAATTTGATTATTGCGATAAGGATGCATATATTTTCAAAAAAATCTAATCTTTTTTGATTTTACTATGCCCTCCGCGCCTTTCCTGGGTGCACGGCTGGCATAGTAACACCAAAAACAAAAACGAGTGAAAAACGATGATAAAAATCGAATTTGGAAGCATATCGGAAGCAACACTTCGCACGGAAGATCTCTTGAAGGCTTTTGCTGATAAGCTTGGATGGATCATAGATGATAACAAGGATGAGATAGATCCCGAGGATATGAAGGCTTACAAGAAAATCTTGGATGATGTCAACGAATGCTATAACGATGACGGGGATCTATTGGAGGAAAAAATGGATGACGCGGAATGGTTGGTCAACAATGACCTATTCGACGCGTTGAACGCGCTCGCAATGCCGTATCAATATTTCGGGTCCAACGAGGGGGACGGCGCGGATTTCGGTTTTTGGTTTTCCTATGAATCATTTGAAGACGATAAACGAAATTCCGTCAAAATTGTCGAATCTATCAAGGATGTCAAGGATATGACGTTTGACGAGGTAGAAGGCACGGAATATTTCGCGACGGTCACGGATCATGGCAATGTGACCCTCTATGACGTTTATGGTAATGAGATATGGGCATTGGTCTAAAACGAGGATTAACTTCCTCCTAACCCTTTTTTATAATTCCTGGGTTAGTATGACCCGAAAAGAAAAACGATGATATCTATGGCCAACAAATTAGATTTAACCCCGGATCAATGCTCTGATGATTATGCTGAGGCCGGGGAAGCTTGTATGGAATATTTGGAATCAATCGGAAAGAGTGATGTCGATCTTTGTACCCGGATCCTCGATTGGCAACTAACCGGGGAGAAATTTAGTGAAACATTAAGGCGCATAGACGGTTAAAGCCCGTCCTAACCCTTTTTTCTCATTCGCGGGTTAGTAATCCCACAAAAAACAAAAAATGGTGCAAAAAATGCAACAATTCTATATCGTTATAGATTCCCACGAGGAACGGCTGAAACGGTTTGAAATGTTTATGAAAACTATCGACAATGCCCGCGATCTTGCACAATATAATTTCATGTGGCTTAAATCGCACGGTATAGCCCCGTTGTATACCATGTTGGATTATTATTTAGAAAGCTTCCCTAAGCAATGGAAGCAATGTTGATGTGCCTTAATCCCTTTTCTTTTAGAACGGGGATAGGATAGCACTAAACGAGGTAAAACGATATGACTAAATGCAACCCGGACGGAACATTCCCGGCACCTAAACCGAGGAAAACCAAAAAAGACGAGCTGGATCTTGCTTTGTGCGTCATCCATAACGACCGTGGTGACAAAGCATTCTCTAACGACCTATGGGCATATCACCTCCGAGAAAAGAAAAACGAGGGGATAAAGATCTTGAAAATGCTTTACAAAGAGAAAACAATGTTGGTGGATCTTGATTCAGAAAAGGATATCTTGAAAACCTGGGATGATATAGATGCTTTTGTTGAATGTACTTGCAATTACACGCGCCGCGATGAGGATTTTTCCAGGTTTATCCAACCAATGATCGACCGGCAATATTCCTAACTTTTTACAATACACAAATACCACAAAGTTTAAATACGAGTTAATGTATATATTATCTGTAATCAAACAAAAACAAGGTAAAAAATCATGGCCAATCCAACGGATGTTGTCGGATATGCAATGGACGGGTATGTTCTATGCCCTAGCTGCTACGCGGAACGCGAGGAAGGAAAGAAAAAAGGCACGGTTGCAAACAATGACGATGAAGGCACGGCAATGTTTGGTGATAGCGAGGTTGATTTTCCTGGATCTTCTTGCGATGTTTGTAATGAATTGATCGATGAGATCTACCTCTTTCAAGATTCGGATCTTGAACGCGTGGAGATCAAGGATCTTCCGGACAAATTTATGACGAAACTAGGAATTATAGACGCAATCGACGGCAACAAAGAAAACAATTTCTATGCGATATACAAGATCAAATGTGGCGAGCGCGATCTATCGGATTATGTTGATAGATTTATCGATATCATCACGCGAGTAGAAAAGATCGAGAATGTTGGAGATAGTAATTGGGAGATTAGTGATATCGCTCCCGATTCTAAAGATGCGACAATGTACATAGCAATATTTTATTAATCTTTTTTGATCTTCCTTAGCAATCCCGCGTTTTTGCGAGGTTGCTAATGAACACCAAAAACAAGGTGAAAAAAAAACGACAAAAATTCCTACGCGCAAGTATTATGTCTGCATGACGGATAGATTCATGTCCGGTTGGGGATTAGCTGACAAAAAGGTTAACAAGCTCGTTATAGGCACGGATGACGGAGATCTTGCTAATAAGATCTACAAAAACGCGTTAAATCGCCAGGATTTCAAGTATGTTAACCTAAATGTCAGAAAACCCCGTTATAACGAGAATTCCGTGTATATATCCTATCATGACCCGTCGCCACAATGCATCGATGCAATCAAGAACGGGGATCAAAAATATATCTATTAGCCGTGTGTAGACAAATCTTGAATTTGTTTAACATAAAGGCGATTATAATGCAAACAACAAAAACAAACCATGTTTGCGCGGATCACGTTGTTTACCTGGATCCGTGTGATGAGTGTAAAGAAGCTGGAAAGAATTGCGATCTTTCTACAAAGGGAATTTGTGGTATTTGTGGCGAGATCATCGGAAGTTATTAAATTTCTTCTTTTTTTAAAAAATAAGCATCTTTAAAGCTTAGATCTTCAATAGGAATCAGATCTTCGATTAAAAAGAGATCTTTTCGCTTATAACGCCTTGTAAAACGTTTTATCTGTCTTTTAGTCTTCTTGTAATCAATCGGAAACTTTAATGGTTCGATTTGCATATTCCCGCCCGCGCGGTTAGCCCGCGCGGGTAACGGGATTAGGGGAACGCCATAGGGGCGCGAAATAAACGTGGGTAATGCAACAAAAACATTGGGAAAAAATTGCCGGATCTTCCTTAAACGGGCGGATCTTGCGGCTTTTGCGGATCTTGAGTATTTTTAGGGAATAAAATTGGATAATATTGCTCTATGTGAGCTTGTTTGGTTCTCGGAGCCTTTTTACCTGGTTTGAAAACCTTCTTCACAAATAATACTTACACAATCGGATATATAAATGTATCGATACCAAAAGACTTAAATACGAGTTTGTGCATATATTATCTATCAACACAACAAAAAACGGTAAACGGAAATGCAAAAAATAGATGATATTCTGGAAAACGCGGGGATTTACCGCGAGACGAGCGAAGCAGCGGGAGACTTGGTTCTGTTTAACAACCGCGATGACGCGCAAAAGGCGCTCGCGTTGTTTAAAGAAGAGGGAATCAAGGAGACCGTGATCGGACAAATCGCGTACAAAGGCGAGATAGTTTTCAGCGACGGCGCGTGGAAGGGACCTAAGATCGCTATTAGCGAGGTGATCTTGCTTGAATCTGAGACGACTATAGGCTACTATTCTAGCTCGAGCGATATCGATGCTTGGGTAGGAGACGATCTTGAAAGCGCGTTGTCGTGCTATGTCGAGCCACATCCCAAACGCGTCGCGGAGGCTCTGGATCTTGCCGGCGGGTTCTTTGTCAACTACATCGACGGGGATGAATACAATGGATCTTCATTCGCTAATAACGACTCGACAAGCGATTTTGATTACATTCTTGAATCTAATATCAAGAAGATTGATCACACGTTCGATGATCACGCACATGAGACGCGTGAGATCTATGAAATCTTCGATGGTTTTTACAAAGGGAAGTGGCTCCGCGTCACCTATTCGCAATGGCAAGGCAGCGCTGACTATTACTGTGAATTACTCGATACCAATCCTCTTGAAGAAGAGGAATAAATCAATTTTTTACAACAAACAAAGTGAAAACACATGAACATAAAAACGGAAATCCTGGAAAACGGGGACTTGAAAATCTCCACGGAATTTGAAAGTGAGGTTGATGAGGATATCTTCAATGCGGATTTTAGAAATCCAATAAACAACGCGGAAGCAGAGATGGATTTGATTGACGAGCTTGGTCGCGCTGGATATCACGTAGCTGACCGTGTTATAAACGTGAAAACCAGTGTATTTGTGGATTGCGATATCATCACGGATCTTGATGATGATGAGTTACAGCACGCGATCCCGTTCAAAAACGCCGTGAATAATCACACGTGGGTTGACACCAACTATGCTATCCGGGATTGGATCGAGACCCTGGGAAAGATGGGAGAAGTTGTTATCAAAGCTCGCAAAAACGCATAGCCCCGTTTAATCAGATCTTGAATCTTTTTAACGGAAAGGCTATAACAAAATAACGTGATATGCCATGGTACGAAGAAAAGCAGCAAAAACCATTAGATGTGGATCTTGTGGCACCGCGGTAAAGCAAATTGCGAAGGCTAACCGCTACGTGCAATGCCCCAAGTGTGGCGCGGGCAACTTCAATTACTAATATCTCCTTTTTTTCTCTATTATCATCTAAGGGATAAGTTTAAATACTTGTTTGTGCATATATTTACTTGTATTAACTAAACACGGAGATCAAAAATGTCAACAAGTGGCGTTAGATGTTCCCGCTGTGGCCGTCACCTCAAGAATCCGAAGGCTATCGAATACGGGATGGGCGCGGTGTGTAGAAGGAAAAACGAGATTGAAATGCTTCAGAAAGAAGCAGAAAAGGCGATCTTGGATGAAAAACGGGCGGATCTTGCCGCGGGAAAGACTGACGGGTGGGATCTAACCAGGAAGCCTGGCGAATCGGACAATGATTTTCGCGGCCGGATCTTGAATAAGAAATAAATCTTTACTTTTTTTGGTGAAAATAATGGATAGAAAAGAAAGAAAAGTAAAATGTATGTATTGTGGAAGGGAGATCTTGGAATCTGACGCTATTAAAAGAATTAACGTTAAAACATTTGATTTAAAATGGGCGTGCAAGCCAGATTACTCGGATCGTAATAACATAAAGTGGATTGGGTGGTGCAAATACGTCTACGGTAAAGATCCAAACGATAAATTTGTAGACGATCCAGCCGTGGACGCGTTCAAGGATATCGTGATGGATCTTGTCGATCCGCCAGCGCGCCCGCGAAAGAAGTTCAGCGAAGTTGTTAAAGAGATCTTGGGTGAAAAATAATGCCAATGTGTGAAAAATGCTACGAAAACTTGGATTCCAAGTACCGGCCAGACATAGATAACCCGCAATGGCTTTGCGATGATTGCTACGAAAAGATCTTCGACACGAGCCTAAAGGCCTACAATGATTCCCGGAAGTTCATGGATGAGATCTCCAAGCAAGCACAAATCGAAGTATGCCGTTCTGTGCCACATTCGAGGACTTCGGAAAGGTACGAGAAAAGGAAGTATACGAGAAGGATGGGATAGATGTCAGATAAACTACCGGAAACGAGTTGTGTCTTGTGTGGGAAACCGATCTACATATTGCGGGACACTGGATACATCAAGAACCTGGACGGATCCATCCACGATTGCAAGTTTGGAGATGAAAAAACTAGAAAAGTTAGATCTTGATTTCATTTCTGATCTTCAATTATATCCACGTCTATCACGTTACCACGCTCCGGCATCACCTTCGGCGGATCTTGAATCTGGGCGCGTATAGCCGCCGTTCCTTTTTTCTCCCACGTCTTTTGAAGTAGTTTTAGTTCAGCGCGTTCTCCATCGGTTAGTTCTCGACGCACGGCATCTTCGGTATCCTTGGACACGGGTATCCCGTTGTTGTTTACTTGTGTAATGCTGACGGATCTTGCATCTACCATTGGAGCGCGCGGGTTCATGCCGTCCGCTAGTTTTAGATGTTCAAGCAGTAGTTTACCCGTTTTCACGTTTATCTCCGGGTTCTCTATCATTTCTTGTTGCAATATCTGTATCATCGCCAGGTTTACTTTCTTAGGTTGCACATCTGGATCTCGCGCTATCATCGCCCGGCGTATGATCTTCGGGTCCAAGAGGTGATTTGTCTTGTGGTTAGAAAACGATGCTTCCGATATCTCATCTCCGAATATCTCGCTGGCGAGCCTGGAACATTCTGCATACGATTTGTTATCAAGTCCAAGCCATTGCATGTACATGGTATAAAACGGGGAACTGCACACTTTACAATTCCTATTCCAAGCCTTAGAACTCTTGTTAATCAAATCAGCGCGCTTTGTTTCATCGAGTATTCCTTGTAAATTGGACGGCGTTAGGTCTTCGATTATCTCTTGTTTAACCTTCTCTAGCTGCGCCGGGTTCTTCTTAGCTGAGATTATCATTTGCTTTTGCGGGGATAGGATGCTGTTAGAGTAGTTGCCTTGATCGTCGGTCTTTTGTAGGAACTCGTCGCGCAACTGGTTCAAGGTGGTTTCTTTCCGGGCTCTACGTTTCTTTCCCATTGGTTTCACCGTGGTTTTTTGTCCGACCGACTAATTAAATGTAGAATGGCAATAACGGCGTTGCACATGCTTTACCCTTGTGCCTTCTTGCTTTATATCTATTGTGACCGAAATACTTAAATACTCGTGTGCGTATTTACTACTTATGAAGTATGCTGATTGCCCGTGTTGCGGCGAAATTGCCGAGTGTATTGGTAAAAGCGATGTCGTTCCTCCTGGTAATCGCCGTTCAAAGTTTAGATGTAGAAACGGGCATGTTTTTGATGGAGCAACAAAATACGATAGTAGATTGGATGATTAAAATGAAAATAGTCGTGAATAGGTGCTTTGGCGGGTTTGGGCTCAGCCCGGAAGCCGTCATCAAATTATACCAAAAGGATAAGTCTCTGTTCAAAGAAACAAAGATATATCAATCAACCAACACCGTCCGCAAAGACGGTCTCATAGCGAATAGTTATAGCGTGATTGACGGGCAACACCAGTATAACATCAATGATTATGATGATGTGAATGCTTTTCGTTCCAGCAAGGCGCTTGTCGATGTAGTTGAAGAGATGGGTAGTGACGCGAATGGTAGTTTTGCAAAATTAGAAGTGGTCGATATACCGGACGATGTTGAATGGGTGATATCTGAGTATGACGGCCAAGAAACCGTCGAGGAGAAACATAGGTCGTGGTGAAATGAAAGCAAAGATACTCGCATACCCTTGCAAAGGGTGGTGTGTTGGAAAGACGGGGGAAGCAGAGATGTTCGTTCACCCGGAAAGAGGAATACTCGTTCATTTCGATGCTGTGTGCCCACATAAAAAGAATTCTCCACCTTGTGGCACGCAATGCTTCTTCGAGAGCAACCAAGTAATGATAGAGATATTGGAGGGATTCACATGAATAATGCACCAAAATACCTCGACAAGCCCGTTCCCATCTGTCCCCACGACTACAAGAGCATCGCAGAGTGTCATAGACGCGGTGGATTAAAAGGACTCATAGCGCTCTTCGGTGAATGTGGCGAGAGTTGCCCTTTCCATTATGAGGTCGAGCGCGATAAGTTAAGAACGAGAATATCAGATCTTGAGATGCAAAAAGAAGCAAAAGTTCGGGAGATAACGATTATAGAAATGAGGATAAAAGGTGTCGAGAAACAAGTGGAGGAACTTGATAAAAAATGGAAGTAAATCAATTACCATTGATCATGGGTAAATGTGATGTGTGCAAGGATAATCACGTCAAGTTAAACCCGCGTGATGATGTGTTTGTCTGCAAGAGATGTTTCGAGCAAATGCAATACGATGATTATCTATCGTTTGACTACGAGTGATAAAAATGGTCGTGACCATATACATCTTCAAGAACGGTAATTTTGGAAAACGCGATGTCCACGGGGATGCTATCTGTCAATGTGGAACGCACCTCGCCGGGCACGTGTCGAGCAATTCCCAATGGCTGAGAAGTGACTTGACAAACTTCCATGTTGATTCATATAAGCAACACCTGGCCAAAAAACACGCTCCCGAGGAATTCTACGCGCTGACATGGCTTGACGAGCCGATGAAGGACGAAGGGTTCAAGAAGGCGTTGGAGTTAAACAAGGCGATGAAATGACAGAGACACACGATAACTGGCTACGAGAACGCCGTGCAATCCCGCTGGTGATAGGCCGGTGCGAGCGGTGTAACGATAACCGCGTTCCGCTTAACCCATCTCCAGACCAGCGAATAAAATGGCCGTCGTTTCCAAGAGACGAATGGGTTTGTAAATCGTGTTTTGAAGAGATGAATAAACCGTATATCTTTATGCGGTGGGAAAATCAAAATTAAACAAGGTGATGTAAATGGATATAAATCAAAAATGGACGGATCTTATAGAATACGTGGAAAGCAGCAAGCGTGTTTGCAAAAAAGATATGGAAGATGCTGACGTTCGTTATGCCGGTTTTCTACACGGGATGATAAACGCTTTTGATGGTGTTCTTGGAAAGATAAGAAAACTAATAAACACGTGAAAAACAATGGCTCTGAAAAACTGCCCCGTCTGCAACACGAAGCTGGAATACGCTGGACAACCCGGCGATTACGGCTTCGACCAGCGATGCCCCAAGTGTGACGTGAAGAAGGATTGCAACGAGTGGATCTCGATCAAGAATGAAAAGGATGCAGCTCGCACGAAAAGGCCGAGAAAGGAGATCTTGAGATCTGACGAGGAGAAAACGTGTCGAAAGTGTCTCGCGTGTGCCTTGGATCTTCTGATGGATGAAGTATCGATATGCCCCATCACGGAACACGAGGTCTTCAAGAACACGCCAGGCTGTGCTTCGCACCTTCCCCACGTTCTCCCGGTTCAAAACTGTTCCAATTGCAAGGCTGGGATGAAAGCTCCGGAAAGCCCTGGTGTGAGGTTTGTCTACGGGTGTAAAAGTCGCGTGTGCTTCCCGTCAGAAAACCAGTGGAAGTCTTACATATCGTGCGAGAAGTTTGACCCGAAGGCGACGGTTCTGCGCGATGTGATGATCTATTACAAAAAGAAGGTTGAAATGATGGAAAAAATGTGGAGATAGTTATCTCTTTCTTGTTTTCTTAGCCTCCAGCGCCTTGATCTTCTCGTCGTATTCCAAGATCTTCGCGTTCAAGAGCATCACGTTATCGTCAAACTTCGATTCGAGATCTGCCTTGAACTCGTCCAATTTTTCAACAAAGTATAACAAATGTTCTGCAAACACGCGCTCCATGTGCGTTATAGGCGCGTTCTGATGCTGTACAAGAAGCCTTAAGGAAGTCTTCATTTCTGGCTCAGAGTATAACGTTCCATAGTCGATTGCTTCTACCATGTTCATTTCACCGCTAATATTATACCAGCTCTAACCAGGTATTTCGTGTTACAAGACCCGCATTCCACCTTCTTTGATTCCGTCGCGCTTTGGTCGTAGGTGAGGTTAACCTTGCACACCGGGCACGACCCGTTTATCTTGGTCCCGGATAACTTCGTCTTGATAATCTCCTTCATCACGCCGCGTATTAACCCGCGTGTCGTGTCCTTTGACTTCTCCGGCTTCCCTTGTTTTATCCGCGTGACGTGGGAACCGAGCATGTCTGCCGCGTGGGTGTACACGGCGATTGCTGGATGCTCCACTCCTTTAGCCTTCGACCATCCGCCATGAGCGAGCAGCATCCCATCTTGTATCTCCGGGTTCCGTAGCCCATACTTTCCAGCGAAGTTAACCGCTTCTATATCATCGTGGGCTATTTGCGGTATCGATTGCGTGTAATGCCCTATCTTGTCAAAGTCGTGCATCAGACAAGCAAGTAGTATATCATCGCGTTCAACTCCTATGTACGGCTTCGTTAGTGCAGAGTGATAGCCGTCAAGGCACACCAGCGCGGTGTGATCTGCTAATCCACCTCGGTATGCTTGGTGATAAGCTCGCGCCAAGCTGGAGCCAAGTTCGTCGTAGAAGCCGGGGATGTCACGCATCATTGCCACGGCCTTGTCCCGCTTGATACCATCTTCAAAGAGCGAGAAGATAAAGTCATACGTATCCTTTTGAAACTCGTCCAATTAGCTCACCATTTTCTTTCCTTGGTATTCTGAAAACGCGCAAATTCCTCGTATTTGTGGCCTATTACACCACCTTGCCAAATCCTTTATCTTTCTATCCACCGGGTTACCCTGGTATATCATCACGAATGGATCTATACCCATCTTGTCAAGAAGTTCAACACGGTAGATATCTTGCTTTACACTCGTGTTGTAGTTGACAAGAACATAACACATTAGTTCGTGATTAAACATACCAGCGTTGTTGAGTGTTAGTATTCCATCCATTACAAGTTTTTCATCCTTGGGGTTATCCCATGCGATGTGCCATTGTTTTCCTTTCCACCTCTTTACATCTACAAGAACTTTCGCCACTTCTGGCTTTATCGTTCTAACGTTGAAGCCTTGACAAAGATTTAGTTTTATACCGAAGTCGCGTATCTCTGACAACGCTTCTATACATTCGTTGTAATCTGTTAACGCGTTATCAAGAAGCATTAGATTCTTTTGACCTTTCCAGAACTCGTCCAATTTTGCATTGAACTTTAACATTCCTTCGTTCTTTCTTACAACACAAAAAGAGCAATTGTTTATACATCCACGGGTTAAATAACCCATCGCATAATCAATTCCATACAAGGAATAGTCCGGATACACGTGTTCTACGTCGTGTGATAGTTTATTTTTTAAACCAAACCCGTTGCCTCCCCATATCGTGTTTTCTGGTGTGTTGTATGGATATTTAGTCCACGTGAATGTTTTACTTATGTAAACTTGGTCATATGTTGATATTGCTAGCGGTGAATACCATTCGACGTTATCTCCTAACCGCTTGTGGTGCGCGCTCAATTTCATGAGAGCGAGGTTGGGAATCTTGGAATCCACGTCGATAAGGCCGATTTTCATACTTTTCTCATCACCGGCTTCTTTTTTATCTCCCCGTACATGAATTTTTCACGTATATGGCTCCACTCTCTATATGCTTCAACAAGTGGTTTTATCGCATCGAAAAGACGTTCTATTTCAAGCATGTTCATGTGTAAAGGGTTCTTGTAACTCGCTATCAAGTTATTACTATCGTATAAGAAGATATCAGTCGGATATCCATCCTCGTCTGCGATATACTTCATTGTAAAATCCATCAGAACGAAACCTCCAAAAAAATAGACGTTAAAACTCCAAGCAACCCCCATATCCTCAACCACCACCTCGTTTCCCCGACGTTCAACGTGTTTCCTTTCCACAAGTGGATGCAGTAATACCCGCGTGGATTCTTGCTGCGGATATCACACAAGAGATGCAGCCCGACGATGAAAAGCGAGAAAGACGTGTTAGGAATGCCCCAGAAGGATATGGTAAAAAGGAGAGGGAAAACGAGGGAATGGAACATCCAGTTCCGGTGATTAAATTCCGTGTCGCCGTCTGTCAAGAACGAGAAGATTATCCATATAGATAACGATCTTGGTATCGACCACGCCTCGAACTCATCCATATTAGTCAAGATAAGATACACGATGGTTCCAGCGAAACCAGCGGCGAAGTGAGCTTTCTTGCTCTTCACGACATCACCAAAAAGGCGATGATTAATACGAGTATTGAAGTAATAAAGGTTAGCCATCCAGTTACAATACTTTCCCGATGCTTCTGGACGCGTTTTAAAACCATCTCGTGTAGGACTTCCGGGTGCGAAACGGTGATTTGAATTATCCAGTAGACTATTTTGTATACCAACCTCAAGATATGCCGGATTTTCATCCACAGTGGCTCCCAGAACACACTCCTTCCTATCAAGAGGATCGCGTTAATCCGTCCTATTATGTGATCCAAGAGGGAGAAAGGCGTGTATTGACACGGGTAGACCTGGTGCCGCAGACATCTTTTCAAGTAAATACACCCAGGACAATCGCGAACTTTCACGTTTGTTTTATTCACAAATGCCTTAAACCTATTCGATGATTCATTATCAATCTTCTGTAAATGGGTCGTATCCACCGCCTCCGAATTCTTGAACGAACTTCGAGTATATCTTCTCTGGCCGTATAGCCCCGGAGTATTGTTTATCATCGCTGGTGCGAGTTTTAACGAGATGGTCGTGCATGAGATTGTGCATGAGCGCGTCTATGAAGTCGTCATTACCCTTCGCTGGTGTCTTCTCCCCTTTCTGGTTGGTATTCTTGTCCCAACACCACGTGTACAACTCGTCAGAAAGCTGGGTGTACTCGCGGGGAATCTCTATTGTCTGCGTTTCAAAGTAGGAGCATATCCTATCAACGAAGAGTGGTTTGTTATGCGTGAAGGCGCTGGTTTGAAACATTACTTGGTTTTCCACGCACCACGTCTGCATGTCATCTATCAAAGTGGCTGATACCGGCGCTGACTCGATGATAACGTGTAAATTCTTTCCACCGCGGGCCTTGATAACATCCACGACGTGACATATCTTCTCGAACATATCCCGTGACTTTATCTGCTCCCATCCTTTCGCGTAGAACGTGTATGCTCGCATCCCGAGGTATCCGACGCATACTATGGTGGAGTAGTGGCTATGTCGAGCACCGTCTATGGATATAATTATCCCGTTGAACTTGGATATGTCCGGGAGCGCTGACGCTGACTTCTGTATCGATGCTTCCACGTCCGCGGTGTTTAGGATGTTTCCCTCGTCGTTAGTCCATAACCCGTAGATTTCGCGGCGCTGCTTGACCACGGTTCGATATAGGGACTTGATACCCTCGATGGCATCATCCGTGATCCACCCGCCCTTGTCGATATGGCAGTCATACGCGTCCCAGTGAAAGAGATGCCAGCTTAGCTTGGCGTTCATTTCTGGCTTGAGCTTCGGGTCGTTATGAGCTTTTATCCAGTGGTAGACGCGCCGTTTAACGCCATTAGCATCGAACACGTTCTCCGGGCGATTACACCACCATAGCATGTGCGCCATGTGTTGGGGTTTATCTGGGGTTCCAGTCCATATGATCTTGAAACGCGGGCTTGTTATGGCTTGTCCGAAGTAAGATTCTATTACATCTTCTTTAGCTTGTGTCACCTCATCTATATCGAGGTCAGTAGCACGTAGGCCACGGGTAGCGGTTTCCGCGGAAGCGAGGTTAAAAATAGTTGAGCCGGAGTAAAATTTTATCTCTTCTTTCGTTATATCCTCCACGAGATGTTTGTATATGTTAGGAGACTCGCACATATCGCGGGCATACATATACGCTCCTTTCATAGCTTGCTTCTCGGACCCGGCGAGTATGGGCTTCTTGGTTCTCTTTGAAGTAGCGCAGTCCACAACGGCTTCAGCTCCAAGTAGCCAGCTTTTCGCGCCTCCACGGTTCGTGACCAAGCCTATCTTGAGAACGTCTCTATCAAGGCAAGTGTCCAAGAAATCCACCTGGCCAGGCAAAAGAAACCGGAACTGCCCGGACTCTGAATGCTCTGCGAGGAAATTCCTACCAAGAACCATGTACAAGAACCACTCCGGGTTTTCCCGGTAGAACGCGCAATCTGCTTCCTCCGTATTCTTGTACAAGGAACGACCTTTATCGTTAACCTTCTCCACGAAACTACGTCGTTCTAACGTCTTGAACTTGAGTTCTTGAGTCCAGAGCAAGTCATAGTTAATCTCGTCGTAGACCGGGATTTGATAGATGCTTTCTGCTACTACCGCCACTTTGATTTAGCCTCTGCTCTTCTCTTCTCGCCGAAACCACACCATTTTACAGCGCACTCATGAGAACACGTTAAAGATTTCTTTAACCTTCCTTCTATATCTGGGACAAACTCGTTTTCACACACGAGGCACACGAGAACTTTGTGTGGCCAGTTTTTCTTGTAGAAATCGAGTGTGATGCCTGGCGTTGTTATAACCTCGTTGTCATGTGCTTCGCGATCCTCTTGATGGAATTTTTCGCGTAATTCTCGTTTAACTCTATACCGATGAAATCCCGGCCTTTCTTGATAGCTGCTATGGATGTCTGCCCGGTGCCGTTGAACGGGTCAAGTACAATACCCGGAACGGTAGGAGCATTGCATCCGCATTTAGAGTATCCAGCATACTCGCGGTGGAAGTTTTCACCATTACCATCCTTGATAGCGCCAAGCGCGCCGAACTGCGACATCCCCTTCTCGAACCGCTCGTTTACACCGGTGAACTCCGCCTTGTAGTTTATCCAGTCGCCTTTACCGATGGAGCCTCCATATCCTTTCACGACCATGAAGCGCGGGAGCCCACATTTCGTACATATCCAGCGAGGGCAAGCCGCGTCGATAGCACGGGATGGAAGTTCCTCCGGGAAAGTGGCGAAGTGGGAAACGCCGTTATTAGCGTGATTTTTATTGGTGCTCATATCCCAGTGTGTGCGAGCGTTCCTACCAGGTGAGTTATTCGGGTCGTACATCGCCTTTCCTCGGTAGGTTGCGTTCGTATAGGATGCTGCTGTATCATCTGTTTTCTTCGTTCCTCCATACGTTGTCATGTATGGCTTTGTACATCTCTTTAGGTTTTCATCCGTGTATTCCTCGAACTGTTGCTCGAAGTAGTAGTCTCGCCCTATCCAGTGGCTTTCCTTGTACTTCCCCTCGCCTTTACACGACGGGCATTTTTCCATCTCAGCTTTTGAGAATATGGTATAACACGTCTGGCATTGAAGTTTCCCGCGCTCGCGGGTGTCCAGTCCTTGATATCGTTCTATCTTGGTCTTCTTTTTACACTTCGGGCATTTTGCTATCAGCTTATCCCCTTCGCACGTGTGACACGTTTCCCAATCCCAATCCGAGCCTTCCACCCCGTCCACTCCCGCTGGAGGTGTCTTGGACATCCCGAGGGTGAGTTCGTTAAACCAGAATTGTCGCTCGTTGTTTTTCACGAAGAACTCGATGGGCTCGAAGTCTATCGTGTAGCGGTCGTTAACGGATGCGGGCATACATGCTGCTTTAAACCAGATTAGCTTGTTGCGCCTTATCCACCCGTGGTTCCACGTCAGCTCCACCACGAGAGCTTCCGGTATTCCCACGAGGGATTTGGAGCGAACGGGCATCACGAGCTCGACTGGCTCGAAAGCTTGGAAGTTTTCTGTTCCGTGTGTTGCTAACTTCTTTGAGTTCATACCACCGGAGCCTTTTTTCTGCGTGTACCCGGAATAACTCTTCGCTATCGTCGGCTGCCCCCACTTCGGCTCCCCAGCGCGCGCCCCGTGGTTCCAATCCCCGCCAGCACCCCCACTACCAGAATACGAGTCACCCATGTTCCAGAACACGGCCCCGGTCATCTTGAGAATATCCCACACGTGGTCGAGTATCTGCGCGCTATGATCTATGTACATCGAAGGATGTGGCTCCATCCCGTAGTTCCCCCGCCACGCGTCACACTCGCAAAAGTTACTTGGAGAAGCTGGGCGATTGACTTCCAAGTTAGGCCGCTTGGAGGCCACTTTTGAGCCGGGGCCGGGAACATCACCGGGAGTCCACTTTCGCAGCGCGCCCCATATATCAGCACCCCAAGTATGCACGTGGTTCCTATCACCGCCGAGGATTACCAGGTCTCCTTTGTAGTCGCGCAACGCCCAGTAAGGAGGGGATGTGACCACCAAATCAATGAAGTTACCAAACTTCTCGTATAATTTTATCAGAACATCTATAACGTTTCCTACTATCACGTGGTTGCGTATAGAGTCCACGGAATTATAGGAGTCCAAGTCTGCGTAGTATATTAGGCTCATTTTTCTTTACCAAATGCTTTTAAATTAACCTGGTTTGGATATCCCATTAAATTATTAAAAAATCTCACGGATCTCTCATATCTTTCCTTTTCACTCTTTATATTGAACACGACAAGCACCGGACATATAGAGCACCCGGAATGCCTTAGCGTTGGATACTTCTTTACCAATTCGCGTATAACGTTATCCGGGAGTTCACGTTTTTTATAGTCTCTAAAAGGATACACGTATAACTGACCTCCTTTATGTTGGTGCATATAGCTGGCTGATACACATTGTTTCCCGGTTTCCTCGGCAAACTTATCTCCTTCTTTCTTAAGTTTGATACACCAGAAACGCCGTTGCTGCCCATCTCCGCGTTTGATACCGCTGATGACACACGTTCCTGGTTCTTGGAACACCGGGTCGTCAAGGAACGCCTTGTGTTTGATATAATAGCAGCAAGAAAACACCTTCTTGTGATATTTCTTGTGACGAGCTAACTGGCGAGCCTCTGGTATTTTTTTGAACGACTCTTTCAATATAGCAGCGTAGTCGTATTGCTCTGATGGCTTGATTTGAATATACCGAGGATGTTTCGCGATATCTTTAAGCGTGTCGTTTATCTCGTATGGATTATAACAATTCACCGGAATAGCCAGATCTGGCCATATCGTGGATATTATATCCCATAAATACGTGCTGTCAATTCCACCACTAACCAGGACAAAAACCTTTTTGAATGTTCCTAATTTCTCAAGTAATTCTTTTGGAAAGAGTAAGTCCATCATTTTCCTCTCTTGTAATTTGTCTGCGACTTCAAGTACCTCGGGAATTGCTTCCGCGGCGGGGTGTATGGAAAAATAACCCGTCTACGCGGCCATCCTCGCTTGATATTTTCTTGCCTTGGAGGGTGGTATGGCTCGTAGGACGCGGTGACAGTCCACACGGCTTCAGAGTAATCGGACGTGTAGTAAAATGGTAAATCAGAACACGTGTTCGTGCTGTTAGTCGTCCAGTTGCTCATGTCCATGCACCGTTTAAACACTTCAAGCACTTGTAATACACGTGGTTTCTCTTTGGTGGAATACCACAAGATCTATCTTCACATTCATCACACTCCATCAGCGGCGGGGCACTACAAAACCGTAGCCCAGTCGTGTCTATGGCCATTGGCTTCATTTCAGCACCGCATTTCTTACACTTCATGCGTTCACCATCTGGGAAAATTCTGTAAAGTGAGCGAAGTTCCAATCTTCGACGCGAGATTGTACGCAGCATTTACTACATTGCCTAAAAACCCATTCAAACGCGCCTTCTAACACGGAAACGTTCCCGCATTTAGGACACCTTCCAATGTAGTATTTACCACATTTTGATAAGTATTTATTTAAATCAGATCTGTTCAATTTTCAACATACCCTCCGCTTCTGTAAACTGGCGCTTCCCAGAACGGGAACATCTCGTGGAGTTTATTGTTTGTAAAAGGTCTTTTATCTTCTCCACGGCAATGATAGTTTATCTGTGTTAGCGTCTCCTCTCTATCGTATTTAGGCTGATATCTCTTGAGTAGCCTATGCGCTAGTTCCTCGCTGAATCCACTACAAATAACTTCACGCCATAATGCGTTCCAGTAAAGGAACTCCATTACCCCCGTGCTCGCTGATATCACCTCTATATCCGGCGCGTTCTTGGACATTAACAACCGGAAAGGATATCTCAAGCATTGCAACCGGTCGCTTATAACAAGGTTCAAATCCGCTTGGAGTTCCTTTACTTGTTTCTTGAGTGATTCTTGCTGTGCTTTCGTTGGTTTAAGATACACCGAGTCCTTTAACTCTTGGAATTGCTCCGACGGGATGATATTAAGGGATGTGGAACGCCATATAGTCTTGTACGCTTGGATGCCGTCGCTGAAGTGGGTGGGAGGGTAGTAAAGGAGGCCGCCGGAGCCGCGGATGTCCATGTGCTTCACCGCTGTCGGGAATACCCCGTGTTTCAGCCTCTTTCCCTGGCTGTTGCGTACACCACCGCGATCCGAGAAGCATATGAAGTGTAGGCCGCGATTGTTGGTCCACGTCACCTCCATTGGCTCTATCTTGAAATACCGGAGGGTGCGCGCTATGCTAAGGAGATCCGGGCGATATAACTCGCCGTCGAAGTCCACCACCACGGTAGAATATTCGGAGTCCGGCATGTTGCCGGTTATCAAGCACACGTTATCCGTTTCCTCGATCTCACCTTCGTAGTATCTATGCTGGTAACGCTTCCAATTCGGGAGGTTCCAGTCGATACCAAGCTTCTCCTTCGCGTCAAGGCCGCGGCGCCCGAAGGGAACGAGGTTAAGTCTCAGATTCTTCATCTTCTACGACCACCTTCTCCTCTTTCTTGTGTTTACACGGTTTACATCTAACTTCTCTATCCACCTTCGGAATCTTGAATGCTCTACCGCAATCCACGCACTTCACCAGCTTGCACATCGTGAATAACTTCACTGGCTCACCGTCGGTTAGCCCTCGGGCGAGGTCGCTCGTGTTGCGGCATGTTAGCCTAAAACCACACCAGTTGCATTTATCAGCACCCCACGCTCCCTTGTGCCTACGCGAGAACTCTTCAAGGTTCCAGAACCAGTCGGTGTTTTTCCGGTTGCTCGTGATGCTCGTCTTAGCTATCTTCTCCACGAGATATTGCCGCGTGCGATAGAACATACCGCCTATGAACTCCGGCGTTGCTGGCATATTTTCCACGTTATCCGCGTAGAAGATTAGCTGCTTCTTGAGCCTCCGGTCGTCATAGTCCGCTATCTCGCTAATAACTTTAGGTTTCCCATCCTTGTCGAGTTTACCAGGCTTGAAGTCGATTATCGCGACGGACTCGTTCTTGTTTCTATATGCACCGAAGCGCGGTGGAATCCGTATGGCTCTGTCCACGATAACGCGTATTCTACCTCTCGTGAACTGGTCTATTTCGCTCCCGATAGGCTTCAAGTATGCTAAGGCTTGCTCCACGTCACCGTCGAAGTGTTTCATTAATTCAATAAGCCGCGCCGCGTCGATATGGGCGAGGTTGCGTATTGGGTGCTGGATAAACTCCCACTCGTGCGTGTACGTTAGATGACGCTTAATATCAACGATGCGCTCCCGTATCTCCTCTAATGTCGCTGATTTAACGAATGCTGGAGGTAGCATCTTTTCACCGATATCCGCATAACACGTTTGAAACATATTCTCTATCTCGTGGTTCCGCGAGCCGTACACCATCTTGAACTTCCTACCTGGAGCGGTCTGCTTCTCCTTTAGTATGTACTTTAACATCCACTCGTAGTCGCAGTCAAGACACGTCAAGAGGGCAGATGCAGATAGATTGTAATATTCCAAGTCTGCGATTCTCATTTTTATCCCTCTATGCCAAAAATAACGAACATGCTGGCGTGGTTGCTCCCGTTATGTTTTTTACCGTCCTTAGCTATGAAGTTGATGCGCCCGCGTGGAAAACGTATCTCAGCCTGGTGATAGATATACGTGTGGAACCAGCCGGTCTCCACGTTAGCCGGAAGTAAACACACCACGAACGTCCCGGCTTTCCATTCTTGCCACGCCTTACGAACCCACGCGTCGATTACACCACGCCCGTATGGTGGATTCATAAACACTCGTTCTCCTTCCCAGCTTTTGCTAAGTCCATCTTCTTTCTTCGTGTAATATTTCTTGCACTTGTGATTCCAATCCGCGGCGCACGGATCTAGCGTGAAGTGGAACTCCGTATCGAGATCGTTAAACACGTCTTGCGGCGTTCCCCACTCCGTCGTTTTTCCGGGTTTGCCGTTATCTGTGAATACCATCAGTGTTTATCCTCTGTTTTATCTGAATTTAAAGATTTCTTTCCGAATGATGCAAGATCCATCTGCTTCACCACATCTTTCTTGACAACTTTTTTTACCGGAACTATTGGCGTGTCTTTCTTTGGTGGTTTGAAATACTCCCCTTCTTTAAGGCGTATCAAATCACCACATCCTTCACAAGCGTACACGCCATAACCAGCTCCAGCAACACCGACGCGCTTCCACGAGTTAAACCCACATTCACACGGCATTTTTTTCACCATCCTCGTATCATCGTTACACGTTCCGGGGCATTTTTTTCCGTTCACCCGGCATATAAACCCGATGTCGTTAATACACCGCGATCCATCGTTGAAACTGATACACTTCACCCCTTGACACTTCACGAAAGACTTGGAAATGTTACAAAAGACTTGACCCCAGTAAACACCCCAGTCTATTTTTTTGCTCTCCTTGTCGTTGTAGTAGACGCAAGATTGCCACACGATTGCGTCCTTGAGTTTACAAACCTTTTCAGCGTCTTCTAAAGCCATTGAAAACGCTTTACATCGCCCGTTATCCGACATTTTACACGATATGCACGGGTCTACTATAAACATCGAGACTGGCTTGTCTTGCACCGCTGATAACCTCCTTTAATTGAAATCCAAGCATTTTGCACACTAGAACCATTTTCGTTAACACTTGTTTCTTGTACATTGTCTCGTAGTCCACGAGGAAACCGGCTTCGTTTAGATCGTCGTAGTTCCATTCCTCCGGGACGGCTATCACGTCCACCACCCCTTTCACGTAAAGAAACGGGATCTTGTCGCCAGGGTAGAAATTCGTGTTTAGATAATTGTTGCTGTACTTCGCTGCCCGCACGTGTATGGGGATATGGCCGATTGTACCGTCCTTCTTAGCGCGCCCATATTCGTCAAACGGCTTGGAAGCTTTCACCGCTGGGCATAGGTCGAGTAATGGAACATTCTTTGAACGAAGCTCTGCCTTCCAATCCTTTAGCCAGAAGTGTATCTCCCTAAACACGTCTATCTTCTTGTCCCGCTTCGACTTGCATATCATCTTGAGCATTTCAACGAACCGGCGGTTAGATAACTCGGAGATATCAGATTTCTCGAACCCGGTGACATCCCACTCGTCAATATCCTTCCACTTACCGCCGGTCATCGTTTCCTTGTATTCCTTGACGGCGTGCATGATGTAGCATTTCTTTTTATCGAGCATCAAGAAAGAATCCGCGGATTTCTCGATACGCATCTTGAACTTGTTATCATGGACGTTATACGAGTCTGTAAACTCTTTCATGTGGTCGGATATATACTCTCCTATGAATTCCATGCGTTTCTCGTCAAACGGGTCCACGCCGGTTCCGAATAGGGAGTCCGTGTCACCATAAACTCTTGTTATGCTCATTTTATCGCCTCGAACTTCTCTTGTATCGCTGCAGCTAATTCCGCTGATTCCATCGTGTTGCTCGCGTGGGTCACCGCCAGCTTCCCTATGCCAGCTATAGCCTCCGCTATCATTATGTTGTATAGAGGCATTATACCGTAGACGCTATTCGTGTTAGCCTTCTCCGCTTTCTGCGCGTCCTCTTTACCCACGGTTCTCGGATCTTTCCTCCCATACTTCTCCGCGCATTCCAAGGCTTCTTGCTTGTACTGGTCGCGGTCCTTCATGAATCCTTCCACTATCTCCGCGATGAGCCCCTTCTGCTCCGAGGGCTGCTTGATATAGAGCCCGTTAGGGGTGCGTATGCACTTGTCGAGGTATTCCTTCGGGAACTTCGTCGGGTCGCGTATAACCGTCTCCAAGGATATGTTCCACATCACGATGATGGAAGCGTATAGACTCTTGAAGTCCGCGTCTATGGCTGTGTCGGAAACACCCGGAGTAGGCGGGAACACCACCGCTGCTTTGAACGTGTCCTCTGCCATCGTGTTAAAGTCGCGGTTTGGAAACGCCATTCCTCTCGCGTTAGCTTTCCTAACAAACTCAGCGTGTAATGCCATCGAATTCGCCATACTCCTATCCACCGGAACACCTAACCTACGCCGGACGTGCTCCCGGTAACGCCACAAGCCTTTTACCCTCGCTATCTCCTCCACGAGGATGTCGTCCACCGCGTTGTAATCAAGTAGGAGTTCTGGGAACTCGTCACACATCTCCCCGGTGGTCATCTTTTTACCAGTCTCCGGGTTAACCTTCGGTATTTTACCCACTCCGCATTCTCCTTGTGACACGGCTTCAAGACTATACGTGTGTTTCTCCCCGTCGAAGAACGTGTGTTTGTAATAGACTTTTTTACTATCCAAGATGGTGACGCCGGTTATGCTCGGAGAATCAAGTCCAGCTCGCGTGGAATACTTCATGAAGTCATACGGGCATAACGCCTTGACCGGTGCTTTTATCTTCTTAGCGCGGTTTAAGAGATATCCAAAGTCGTAGTCACTATTCCACGCGGTGTAAACATCCGCATCCAAATAGTTAAACAATTCCACGAATTTCTTGTAAAACTTCTTTTCTGTATCCATAAAATACGTCCATACTTCATGCTTCTTGTTTTTATCCACCGGGTTTGTTAGAACGCGCTTTATCGACGCTTTGTTTACCTCGTGTCCTGGACGGTAGAATGCTTGGTATTCTATGTTGCTGCCGAAGTTATGCATTGCAACGTTTATCACGTCTTGCTCGGCGTCCTCCATCTTCAAGTTTTTCCCGCGGAAGTGGTATGTCTCGATATCCAAGCTTGATACCAATATCTCCGTCTCGAAGTCGTCAAACGCCTTGAACTTGTGCCAATCCCACGCTGGAATACCATTCACGTACCTGTCCGGCTTGTCCGGGAGTTCCACGCCACTCTTGATACCCGTCTCTATGAGAAACACGATCTCCACTGGTATATCAGACTGGAATGTTTCGCAGTTTTCCAAGAGTGTATCGCATAACGCGTCGGTTCCCTCTTTAGAATGCGTGTTCCGGACTCCTTTAGGTATGAACGTGTCCACGCGCATTACCGGGTCTCCGTAGATGGAGTTAGGAACTTTCTTGTCCTTGTAAATCTTGTAAGTGTGGATGGATTGGTTTAGGTCTTGTTTATACTTGATATAATCGGAATCTTTGACGTAGAAGTGGGGGTAGTAGCCAGTAGCGCACGCCATGGCGCGTTTACCACTCCTGGTTCTCCCGCGGATAAAAAAGAAAGTGGCGTTGTCGTTAACCCACTGCTTGATGTTTGTGTAGAGGAATTTCATCGGTTTCACGTTAATTTGTCGTCATAAAATCAGTATGTTGCTCCCAACATTTCAAACAAAATGATATCTTGAAGATCTTTATGCAAGAACCTCTCCAATCTGTGAATGAAATATCTACTTCTATGCTATAATCTCCAGCGACACTTCTCCCGCATTTCGTGCATTGTCGCAATCGCATCTCACTGCTCGCCCTCCGTCCCGCCGCCGAGCACCTTTATCATCACGTCACGGTACGCGTGTCGCATCGAATCACCCCAAACTACGTCCAACCAAGTGTTGTAGAACCAGAAATTTCCCGTGTCGCGGTCGTGATAGTATTCCTCGCATATGCGGTAGTAGAGTTCGTGAACTCGGCGTGCCTCGGCGATGCGGGCGTTCGCGGCGGCCAATTCCTTATCCTTTCGGATGGTGGCGGATTGGATATCGGCACGTTCCTTCGTGATGACGGCCACCTGCTGCTCCAATTTGGTGATGGCTTTGCACTCCTGCCGTGCCCACGGACAGTACCCTGCCATGGCTCAGCCGGACCTCCCTTTTCCACAGTGCGGGCATTGATAATAATCGTAGTCGCGGGGGCTCAGCCGGTCGCCCTTGCTCACGTAATGATCCATCACGTGCCCGCACTCGCAGATGTCGGCGGCACCAAGGTTCCGCTCCTCCTTCAATTTTGGACAATATGGGATGCAATGATCACTTACACACGCATCTGGACCACCATCAAGAGTGCATTTCTTTCCATCGAACGAGCCCGCTTTCCCGTCCCCGCCGCCGAGCACTAATAGAAGGGATTTCTGGAACGCCCATGACATGTCACTGCATCGTTGCACGTTCGCAAACCAATATCGATGTGCGCAGTAATCCTCGTTCGCCTGGTTGATCACGGTGAAATATAACCGAACCGCGTTCGTGATCTCGGTGATGCGGGCGTCCCGGTTGGTGATGCTGATCTCGAGGCGTTCCTTGTGCCGGTCCATGAGCGTGGCACGCGTCTCGAGGTCGGCGATGCGGGCGTTCGCGGCGGCCAACTGCTCTTGTAATTGCCTTTCGTTGTACATCGCGTCCTCGCAGTTTTTGGACACGATGGCCAACTGCTGCTCCAACTGCTTGTTGCGAGCCTTGAGAGTGTCGCACAACCGCATATAATGTGATTCTGGAGAATCCCGGCCAGAGTTAGCGCCTATGGCTTCCCAAACGTCTTCTGGTGCCATGGCTCAGCCGGACCTCCCCTTTCCACAGTGCGGGCATTGATAATAGTCGTAGTCCCGAGGGCTGAGTCTAGCGCCCTTGCTCACGTGATGATCCATTTTATGCCCGCACTCGCAGATGTCGCCCGTAGGCCGGTGTTCTGGATATTTACAATTCGTGAACTTTTGGCCTAATTCGACAGCGAGACAGAAATTCTTGCCGCCGGTGCACGCAACTGGATTGGGGCATAAATCGTCGCCCGCGGCCGCTTTCCCGTCCCCCGAGACAAGGCTGTTGGATATTAGTCTACCATAGGCCGGTTGCTGAGCCGGCGAGGGGGCATTCGGGGCGGCCGTCGCGGGCTTCCAGCCACGGTATTTTCGATAAGGGGCGCAATGGCTTCGGGATGTCGGGCCACAGTTACCGTTATCGTCGCAATCAAGGCAAGGACTGTGGGGCTGGGGGGCGGCAACGGGCCGCTTGGAACGTGCTGCTTGTAGGATGTTTAAACACTCGTCCAAGTTGTCTCCGGGTTGTCGATGTGCTCCAACCGGGTAGATTTTGAGGAATCCTATCACCCTATCTATTGCCTTTCGTAACTCGTCCCGTTCTGCCGAGTACGTGAAGTTATGGTCGTGCTGCCCGTCACCCTTATGCTCTGCTAACTCGGCAGTGAGCCGGGCGACCTCCGCGTCCTTCTGCTCGAGGAGCAACGTGTCCTCGTCGTCACCCTCGTCTGATTCCGCCGCTTCGTCCTTGAGCTGTTGGTTCTCGGCAGTGAGACGGGCGACCTCGGCCTTCAACTGCTTGTTTTTTTCGGCTAACTTGTAGGCACTTTCTTGAAGATCGGTAACACGCTTCTGTGCTTCCTTGTCGATGACGATAGAACCATCATCGTATCCAAGCTCGTCAATCGGGCTCATGGTTTGGTCGTCTCCTTCATCTTTCGTTTCTTCTTTGCAGCACGATTATCCCGCCGTATCCTCAAACAAAAAAGGCGGGCATAGATGCACGCCGCTTCGACAAGCTGGTACTCGGTCGGGTACACGTTACCGATCTTGCCGGTTTTCTTATCAGTGACATCGCCGAGATCGAACGAATAGCCCACGTCGCCATCTTTACCGATGGATATCTTCACGTATGCTTTTGTTGGCGTCTCACTTCTCCTCCTTGGCCTTCTTGTACAACACCAGATCCCTCGGTTGCACCATCATCCCTTCCGGGAGCATCACCCGCAACACTTGACACATCTTAGTGCTCCAATTCCATCCGTCGCCACTGCTGTCCTTCGTCTCGACCTTCTCCGTGTTGATGATGGCTTTGATGGCATTGGCAAGGGGTACCGATTCCTTCTTGATGTGCTCGATCTCTGCTTTGAGCCCGGCGACTTCTTTTTTCCACGCGGTAAGGTTCTGGTCGTTGCACGACACTTCTGCTGCGAGTTTGGCACGAACGTCCTTCAACTTGCCCTTGTCGGACATGGCACGACGCTGGGCATGGGTGTACCGGGGCTCGTACTCACAACCGGTATCCCAACATCCGTATGGATACCCCAATATTGCTCGTAGACGAGATGCTTTTGCACAAGATTGACAATTACCACCGGGGCAAGCAGTGAAGAATTCCGTTGCCCATTTAGGCACGTGGGGTTCGGGCTTGGTGTTGGTGCCGCAGTGCGGGCAGAACTGCACGTTCCCGCTCCGGAGGTCGTCGATCTGATTCTTCAAGTCACGGATCTCATCGTCTTGGGAGGTGGTGCGGTACCCGTTGCGGTACGAGAAGAGCGTTCCCCTCGGGTCATTGAGTACATCCTTCAACGGTACCTTCACGCCGTTACCGAGAAAGAACGGTTGCCAATAGCGTTCGGTAGCATCGCGCATTCGGGACTCGAGATCTGCGGCCTTCAGTTCAGCGTCCTTGGCACGTTGCTCGGCCTTCTCCGCACGTTTCAAAGCATCCCTTCCTTCAGAGAAGGCCTTCGTAATATCATCCATGCTGGCATTGTAATGGCCACACTGATCTCGTGCGGGGCATATTTCGCCGTGGGGTGGTGCGATGTTCCCAGCCGCGCCCGGCTTCCGCCCGGCCTCGATTGGAGGTGCGGCGACCTTCTCGAACTTGGTATCCTTGTCGTAGCCGATCTCGCAAGATATGTTCGCGTCGCCCGTGGGGCATGTGGGCGTGTTCCAACGGATGTGAAACGTTCCATCAGAAGCCTTCTCCACCACTATGCCGACCTTGCCAACACAAACCCCTCCACTGCACTTGGTGGAGGAGATCTTGGCGTACTCGCCTTCCTTGATGGGTTCGAGTTGATGTGTGGGGATTGGTATCCATTTACTCTGCTTCTCACAGCCATTACCACATCCTTTCCCTTCGATTTTCGGGAGAAGCCCGCAATTCTGGCACGACCGCAGCACGAACTCAATGCACATCTTGGCGTTCCACGATGGGTTCACGTCACCGACAACATGCCCGCTCGTGGCGGGGCACGTGTCGCCCTTCTTGGCTCCCGCGGGGCAGTGGATGCATCGTTCGCAGCCATTCAAGGTCTCGGGTGTGGGCGGGCTGTAGGGCACGAAGTACATGAATCCTTGTGGCTCGCTGCACCTCACATCATCACAGCCATATATGGGCTTGTGCCTCCTGTCATCAAGGTTTATCAGTGCGCATTCCTTGCATCGCTGTTTCAGTCGTGGGAAGCCAGCGGCCTTCGGGTTCTCAATTGCCATCTTTTTTCTCCTCTTCTTTTTTTCTACAATACATGGCGAAACACTCTTGTAAAAGGATTTGTCCCGCCTTCTCGAACGATTTGATACTTTCCTTGTCAGCACCGATTGTTTTTAGAATTTGCGAGCAGTTGTTAGCGAGACCGCGAAAAAGATCGATGCCGTTTTTTATGTCTTCAGCTTTCATCGAGTATCACAAATAAGTAAATAAATAAACAAGTATAAAAAGATTTCGGTTTACTCGTCCGGGTTGATCTCTTCGCCTTCCTCGCCGGGCTCTTCATCCGGTTCCTGGAACTCGTTATCGTCCACCACGCTGCCGTCAGCGTTATACTCGTCTTTCTTTTCTTGAAGAAGAACTGGCGCGCATATCACCATCGTTTCCACGACCTTGTTGCGATTTTTATCAGTCGTGGTGTGCTTCACGATGAGAGGAACGCTATCACCGAACCACAAGTCCACGAAACCATCGAACACGTGGATTGCTTCGTCAAAACCACTGTTATACTTCACGGTGAAGCCCGCCTTTACATCCTTGATCTCGTCTATGCGCGTTTCCATGTACTCTGACTCCACCTTGTCTGAATCCGCTACGATGATATCGAACTCGCCAGCATCGGAAACCTTGAAAAGATATGTAGATGCGTTTGAAATCGACTTCTTGGTCTCAGAGATTTCTTTAAGGTTGATAACCCCGACGGATGGAGAATGAAGATGAATTTCAGCATCCATAAACACCGTTTTACCATCCACGAACTTCGCGGAATATATATCGTTAGCCTTACGTTCCTGGACAAGATCGTACTTTGCTCCGGTGAGCCCCACATTCATCGTTTTCCGCCTAACCTTCCCACACTTGATATCGATGGTTTCCCCGTTGAATTCAAGGGTCATTGGCCCACTTTTCATCACCTTGATCTTCGCGAGCAACTCCGCTGGCTCGAACCAGAACCACCCGTCCTTGTACTCAGTCTTGGTTCCCTTAGCGCGGTTCAAGGAAGGATCTATCTTCACGGACTTCGGGGTGTACTTGGATTCCACCACGTTTCCACCGGAGATGGAACGGGAACGAATGGTGATGCTCCCGTCGATAAACTCCGATAAAGTTGGTCCGAATAGACCCTTGCACGACGCGTGTTCAAGAAACGTCTTGAAATTCTCTATGTTGTCTTCGATTATCACTTTTGCTCGCTCTCCTTGTCTTCGCGTGCTTTCTCTAATGCTATTTCTGCTTCTTTTAACACCTTATCCACGGTGAGTTCTTTGACTTCATCGGTGGATGTTATAACGACATTACCCAAGGCTTCTACCAACTCTTTTTGGCTTCCATTAAACGAAAGAATCGTGCTTCCGGGAACCGTTTCTCTGTCGATATCGATCTTTGGTTCTTGAACCGGTTTCACGACTCTCGGTTTAGCTGGTTTCATAGCTGGCTTAGCAACCTTCGCGTTTACCTCCGATATCACCTTCCGGATGCTCGCAACGCTCGGGCGTTCTGCTGGCTTTTCTGGAGACGCTTCCACTTTCCCTCCCGGCGGCTCTCCCACGAGCTGAGGGCTCGAACCTCCCTTCTTCTTACCATCCGTGGCCACGGATACCGGGGTATTTGGGGTGGTTGCTGTCTCCACCGGCTTCGCTTCCACTTTCTCGTTCCCAGCATGGTTAGTCGTGCTGCCATCACTACCCGACCCGCGCGGACTCTTGGGTTCCGGGGAATGTTCCAGAACTTTCGAGGTGGTTGCTGGAGCCGGTTTTTCCACCTTGTTTTTCACCCAGATGAGGCCTCCTTCTGGGCTCTCCTTCCACGTCCCGTACTTGTCGAGTATCTCTGCGTGCGAGTATTTTGTTATCTCAGCCACTACCTTGAGGAAGCACGGGTTTTTGAAAGGTTTGAGTTCGATACCCTCGTCCATGAAGTCGGACTCGATAATCTGCCCCCAGAACTCGATCTTGTCGGTTACCGGGTCGCGCTCCTTGTACAAGTTGACCACCACGTTGAAGGCGTATTTCGCCATCTTGTATTGCGCTAGGTCTTCTTGGTCGGTAGGTGCTCCCTTTACCCACTTCTGGCGCTGGCGACACGTTGCCGCGTAGTGCATTGGAAGGCGTTGCGTGAAACCACCAAGAAAATCCCAGTTCCCGTCGCGAATGCTCCAGTTATCGAACTTCGGGATTATTGGAGCGCCGAGTTCCTGGCCACGAGCTTCCAACTCCTTGATGTTCTCCGGGTGGGCGACCACGCGGGCGTAGTTCATTATCTCCGTTGTGAGTATCGTGTAGTTCTCCACGGCCATCGCGTTAGGCGCGTCCAATCCGCCTTCTAACCCCTCGGCAGCGGTCATCTGCTTGTATTGTACCGGGTTATTGTGAGCCCACTGCCCAGCGGATAGAAACAAGCGCATATCCCTGAACACCTCTACCGGGTTCTGCATGTTCGGCATGGGACCATCTGGATGCCACACGTCCACGTAACGGATCGGGTAGTTCTTGAACTTCCCCTTGATGCGAAGGTTATCGAACTTCCCTTCCATGTCTGCAACGATGAGCGGGTTACCAGGGAGAACCAATCCCTCTTCGAGAAGGAACGCAACGTGAGCGTACTCCGCGAGCTTGAGCTTCGGGTTCCTCTTGTCGAGTTCCGCGATGGTGCAGATGTTATGCGATTTTCCAGCGTTCTTATCCGCGAAAAACACGACCTTGAACGTCCGCGTTAACGGCTTGTCCTTGTCGCGCTTGAAGTCTGTCCATTTCTTTCCGGTGAGAAACTTCACCATCTCCACGTCGGAAAATTTAAAACGGCTGGCAACATTCACAGCCTTTGGTTGGTCTACTTCGACCTCTTCAACTACTTCGGGCATGGTGATCACTTGAAGAAGTTTTCCTCCTCGGATGCGGTGGGCTCTTGGAGATCGCCACTCGCTTCTGCTACCGTTCCTTCCTCTGGCTCAGCCGGTGCCTTCTTTTCTGGCTCCGACTCTTCAGCCGCCGGGTCTTCAAAATCCATCTGCTGCTCCTCGGTTTTCTTGAGCTCCATCGCCTCCTTGAGAGCGAGGTTAGAGCCAGCGAGTTCGGCTTCGGTAAACTCCTCAGTGGGAATATCCGGAGTTGCATTATCCTCACCAAGGTCGATTAGAACCTTCTCCTCCTTTGGCGGACGAGGTGTTCCAATTGGGATCATTCCGAACACATCAAGCTGCGGGCGAGAATAAAACGGCTTGTAAAACTCGGCCTTCGTCTTGGAATCGATAACCTTGATCGTCTTTAGACCCTTCTTCTTTCCGTTTTCATCCTTCTCTGAATCCTGGATGCGGTTTATGGTTGCCCCGACAAGAACGAGTGACTTCTCTCCGAAAACACCTTTGACGTTGTACTCGTAGACGTGCTCCGGGGTGTTAAGTACCGTTCCTTCATCTTCTTTATCACGCTTCACGCCAGGAATCTGCGGGTCTTCAGCGAGAATGTTACACCTTCCGAAACGAATGCCGCCGATATCCACGATGTACGCGATGAAAAACACCGGCTTTCCATTATCACGCCCGTAAACAGTCTCGTGATGTTTTTTCCACCATTCAATCGATGGCTTGTGGAGGAACGCTTTGTCCTTTGACCATATATCGAACATCTCTTTCGACGTGACAAATCTATCCGGGAACTTCGACAAGATTGCTCCGAGTTCGCCACCAAGCGTCTTGAGCTTCGTGTTTGCATCGCGATCCATCTTGAGTGGAACGTCTGAAGGGTTGGAAAACGCAGTTTTCGAGTCAAGGTAGATCGCTTTAACAGTTCCGTTGTCGTTATTCTTAATCGTCAGCGGAAACTGGGTGACCTTTCCGACAGATTTCATGATATCCGGGACAAGGAACTTAGCGAAAGGTTCTCCTTGCTTGTTAAGATAGATCTTCTTAGCACCACACACCTTCTTATCCTTATCCTTCGCCGTGCAGACCATGCCCATTCCGCGCTTTCCACACTTCGGGCATATCGGGGAAACAGCCTGGTCACGAAGCATTCCACCGGCATCACTTGGTTCTCCGCCGAGAATGATGTTGATAATCTTGTAGTCTCCACCGGTTTCCGGCTTCCAAATCGTGTAGAAATTTGCCATAAAGGAGTGCGCTGGATATGCCTTCCCGAACTTCTTGTTTTCATTACCAGATTTACTCTTCGCGCGCTTGTCGAGGGCGACAACCTTGGGATGCTTTGGATCCGTCTTGTCCACGGATATCAAGCCAGCATCTATCATTTCTTTCTGCGACTTGTAAAACTTATCGTCTATCTTCTGTGCCTTCGCATCCTTCTTTCCAAGGGATTCAAACGCTTTCAACTGCGTCCTCTCCCAGCGCCCGGTGTAATCATTCAAGTCGCTGATACCAAGATTAAACCCCTTCCCCTTGATCTGCCCACCACGCTTGTTTTTCACGAGGGTAGCCCGTAGAGCTTCCTTCGCGCTCTCGATCAACTCGTCTTCTGGAATCTCCGGATCTATCTCGACAATCTCTTCAACCTCGTCATTGAAGATCTTCTTGAGATCCTCCGCGGAAACCTTGAACTCCGCGAGATCATCCAGGAAACCCCAATCCGTGACGTTTA